TTGAAGTACTTGAACGCGAGCACACAGAGTTCTTCGACCGCTGGCACGACGAACGCAGGAAGCGCGAGGCGTTGGAACTGGAGCGCGACGCCCTTGCCGCGCAGGTGGCGGAGTTGAGAGAGGCGATGGAGGAAGCGGCTGCTCTATGCGAATCGAAAATAGAACGCCCCGCAGGATTCGGCGGACGATTTGAAGGCTATGGGAAGTTTATGGACTCGCTCTCCGGGGACGAGTGCGCTGCCTTGATTCGCGCAAGGATTCCGGGGTAAGCAATGCCCTCCCCCGCCGGACAGGTTCAAGGGGATTGGGGTCAAGATGATCGACTACAGCAAGGACATGCGCGGGCAATAAGTTCCGCCGCCCTGCGGGACTCCTTTTACTTTGGTGAATCGAGACCGGCACCCGTAGGGCGGCACTTATTTCATGAGGAGAGATAATGGCCGTCGAAGATCACCCTGTCCACAATAGTACAAAGCGTACCATTCCGCGAGCGGGGTGTCATTCTCGTGCTCCGCTTCAGGACGGTTACTGGGCTAGAGATGGATACACGTGGGAGGGCGTGGATGATTTCAACCCAGTCGCGGCAATGCGCTACGTCTGGGTTGTGAATACGCATTCAAAGCTATGCCGGCAGATATATGATCTTCCTGAATGCGCCGGTTGTAAGGCACCCAAAGACCATGAATACATTGAACGAATGAAAGGATTGAAATGAAAACCTTCACCCAATGGTTCAATGAGTCTTTAGAAGCCCGGTCACATACTCGTCCGTGTCCTCCTGAGGAAGTTGTAAAGACCCCCAAGCCGCTCGACGACCGACTTTGCCAGGTAGAGTCCCAAGTGCGGCTCCTGCGCCGCCTCGTTGAAGAGCTTCAAGAGTCCCTTCTTCCGCCTTCGGAGACAACAGAGAATCAGAAAAATGAAACCGCTTGGCGGCAGTTGAACGCGTTGCACCTGGCACCAAACTCTCCAAGAAAGACAGCGGATGTGGAATTCCGGTCTTCATTAGCTGCCACAATGCCCCCGAGCTGGTCTCAGGCGTTCTACCCATCAGCGTGGCCCGCACGTCGGGTAGATTGCGAAGAACGTCCGTCATGTCCTCGCCACGACCTGACATCGTCGGGCGAAGAAGGTCTACCTGCGCCATGCCTTCATTGCTTAGCGACCGGGTCAAAGCCGCGTTCGGAGTAGGGAACCCCTTGGTGCGACTCATCAACTGCCTCGCCAGCGGATTTTCAATCACCGTCGGGCTGACCACATTCTTCCAGTAATCCGTCGCTGAACGATATAGCTCCATCGCGTCTGCGTTTCCGGCGTGGCGCTTTTCCCACGCCCCGAGATCAGAATCAATAGCGGTTTTGAAATCGGCCAGATATTTCCGGGCATCCTTCAGTTCCGCCGCTACGGGAGCACCCATTCGGTCGGCGGTATCTATTCCGCGTTGTGCCGCGTTCAAAGCCTTATTTGTGGCTACCCGCATGGAGTGTATATGCTCCATCGCCAGAGGCATTTGTGCCAAAGCGCTCGGATTCATCCCCGCCATTGAGGGAGCGTCGAAGCCATATTTTTCCAGAAGGTCCGCCGCTTTCTCGTAACCTTTACGGTTGGTGTTGGTTATGATACGTGCGGAATAGCTTGGTGTGATCGGTTGAAGTCCATTCTTGTAGATAAAATCATCCACCGCCTTGTACTTCTCCCCGCCCAACTTGAACCGTTGCTGTACCGCATTGGACAGTTCATCCGCGTAAGCTCCGCCCTTTTGCAAGACGTCGCCTTCCGGTAGGGACAGTTTCGTCCCGAGAATCGCATCTAAAGCATTCGCCTGTTCTTGCAGTTGCGCCGGGTAGCCGGGCAAAGAGCGTTCAATCTGCCCGATTGGTGCGGTCGGGTCAAGCTGCCCGATAGTGGGGGTAGGAATCCCGAGTCTCTCCGCCGCCGCGTTGGTACGCATTGCTCCGGCACCCCGTGGAGTATAGCGCCCGAGAGCGGCATTTACCCCATGCCCGGCCATATCTGCGAGTTTGCCCAGAACGCCGACTTCCGCCGCGCCTTTCGCGCCGTGGTAAATGGAGCCGCCTAACTCTCCCGGCACCCCCACTACATCGGTGCTACCCGGCTTCAGGAAGTCAAGCCCTGCCTCCAGTGCCATTTGCGCCGGCAAGCGGGTAGGAGCCGCCATGGACGGGATAATTTTCGCTGCCATTCCGCCGACATTACCAAAGACCGTATTCTCGAGGTCGGCAATATCCTTCGCCCGTGTTTTACGTTCGGCAGAAATACGCGAACGGACTTTGTCACCCGCCACACCCTTTGGCGCAAACAAGAGTTCTCCTTTTTCCCGCGCCCCACGGAGAACATCCGCCATTTCTCCGCCCGCGCCAGCCAGCGCGCGTTTCCACGCGGACGGTTCGATCTGCTCGGCCACAGGGATGTCTGACTTCGCTTCCGGAACGGCAGACAGGAGACTCCCCGTAAAACGGTCTGCCTTCGGAGCAGCGGCAGGTTCTTCTCCGGTATCAATGAAATGTTTCAGTTGCTCCGGCGTCCATCCGGCAAATTCATCAGCCATTATTCTACCCCTTTGAGCAAGGTCTTGGTATACGCGTCAATCGCCGCAATACGACGAGGATCAAGGAATGGGTTGGTTTTCGCGATATCAGCCGCCACGCTGTACCAGCCTTCATCAAGACGCTTGTTTCTGCCTATATAGTCCCGCGCCGCTTCCGCCAGCTTTGTCCGCATAGCCAACTGAGCTTGCATAACCTGAATCATTAGCATCCGGCCTTCTTTGGACATTGTCAAAGTCGGGGACATCTTTTGCAACAACTGATCCTCGTAATTCGACATCGCTCCAGGTAGCAGGTTTTCTCCGTCGGCGGTGCGTGCCTTCAACGCTTGTTTCGTGCTGAGAGCTTTCAGTACGTCCGTCGCGCCTACGCCTTCAACTTCGACACCGAAGGTTTTCAGCGAGGACTTCATACTTGCCACAAGATTGGCCTGTTCACCTTCCGGGATTTGATCGTCGTACTTTTGGTACATGCTTTGCATCATATTCAAGTCGCCGGAAAGAGCCTGTGCAGCTGCTCCGGTTTTCTGGATATCGCTAGACAATACCGCCATCTGCTCACCGGCCTTGTGGCCGTACCCTTTCTTCTCTTCTTGTTTTTGAACATCCAGCTTCGGAAGGGTAGAAGGTGCCGCCTGCGGAGCAACTTGATTCTGAATCGTCAGTAGCTGGGCGATAGTATTCTTTCGTAGGTCCGCGTTGTCCGGGTTTGCCTTCAGTCTTTCGATCAGGCGTTCTACCGTGGCTTGTTGTTCCGGCGGAAGGGTAGACTCATTCAGGCGAAGTCCGGGGGCTTCTTCCGTCGGTGCAGAAAGTTGTGGCATTCCTGGTGCAGGCGGTTGAACAACCGGAAGTCCGCCTTCTTGTCCAGCCAGCGGTGCCGTGCGATTCCCGACGGTAGTATTCATTCCGCCGATGGCGCGAACCGCTTCCCCTTGTGCCCATTCCATCGCCGCGTCAAGGGTCTCGTATTCACCTTTATCGAAAGCAGCTTTCGCAAGTGTCTGGGTGAGGTTTGCAATCTTACCGATATCCTGTGGCCCGTAGGTTCCCACAGGAGCACCAGTGGTACGGTCAAACGCGGTGGTTGTTCCGTCGGCGTTCTTACGGAACTCGAAACCGCGCGTGGAGGCCTTACTCTGCCCCAGTAGCAAGGCTTGAGCATCTTTCCGTCGCTGGAGGATGTCCTGGTATTCCAGTTGCGCCGCTTTTACCGCGCGCTGTGCCGCGGACTCCCGTTGCGTTTCATTCCATTTTTCGAGATACTTCAACCCGGCACGACCCGCGATGAATGGGTCGAAAGGATTATCCGATGTGGACATTCCTTCGAGTTGAGCTTCCCAAGGTTGCCGGGTATCTACACCTGCCGTTTGCACGGCTCCGACGTACTTATCCAGAGCGCCTTGACGATCTTCCGGCGTCGGAATATTGTCCGGCTTGTAATTTTGCAAGGAATCCATCATCGCCTTGAGAGCGGGATTCCCTTGTCCAATAGCATCTAGCGGTCCCATGATCTCTCCTTATGTTGCCGCCGTCGTTCCGCCGGAGGTATTCAGTGCATTCAGTATAGCGGCGAAATCACTCAGTGCGCTAGTCTGCGTCGGATTCTGCGCGATAATCTGCGTTTTTGCCCCACTATACAAGTTGGTATAATTCGGTACAGACGAGGCGAGTCCTCCCATCAAACTGAACGGGGTTTGTAGTTGCGTCTGCCAATCTTTGTACGCGGCATCCAGTCCGGCTTGGGTGTTGGTACGTTGCTGCTCTTGCAACCCGTACATCTTCATCAAGTCATCCCACGACTGGGTTTGACCTTGAACTGCTTGGTTTCCTTGTGCGGTTCCAGCTTGAACCTGCGCTTGCCCGGATTGTTCTCCAAGTTGTCCCCAGTTGTAGTAATCCTGTGCAGCGTTCTGGTAAGCCTGATTCCCTGCTGTGGATTGAGCACCAAGAATTTCTTGTTGGTTACGCTGAATAGCGTCTTGTAGAAAGTTAGCGTTGCGGGACGCTCCAAACAAACCTGAACCTGTAAAGGTTTGATTTATAGCCGGCATTACATTCTTGATCAGGTTTTGGTTACCGCGTCGCGCAATCTCGTCTAGAACCCCAGTCAGATACGGGTTTAAGTGTTTTTGTAGTTCCGCTGGATTATATGTCGAAGCCGTCTTCAGCTGGTCAATACCACCCTGCATTGTTCCTTGGGCTTGCTCAAACTCCGGTTCCCATTGACCGGCAATATTCGGAGCACCAGAAACCATTTGCTGCTGTTCCGGAGTCAGCCCCGCGACGAGCGGCTGGTCATACCAATTATTTGCCAGTCCGGAAACATTAGTCAATGCGCTGGAAGCGGTATCTCCAAATTGCTTCGATAGTTGATCATACCACAGCGGAGTCTGTGCTGAAGTCGAATCCGTGATTCCAGGAGTATTTGCGATATCTGCCATGATTATTTCCTTCCCTTCAAATACTGTTCAGGACTCTTCGCTTTCGGCGGGATGCTAGTCGCGGGTGCGGAGCGTTTGTGCTTACGGAGATTGATCCGCATTTGATCCAGCGCAGAAGCTCCGGCTTCATTGTTTCCGTCACCGAGAGCGGAAACAGTATCCGCATCCATCACGTATTCACCGTGACTTGCGTGAATCGGAACATCGTCTGCCTGACCGGAAGACCCTCCACGAAGAAGACCGATCACGGTGTCTGAATAGGAGTTTCCTCCAAGAGATCCACCGACGGAATAACGTCTGCCCACCGAAGGACCAATCAATGAGGCCAGTCCTCCCGGGACGGCGGAGGAAGCGCTCGGCATTGACGCATTAAACGGCACGGTCGAGGTTTGCACCGGCTGAGTAGCTTTCGTGTACGCCGGATTTGCCGGCAACGGGTTACCGCGTGTGGCAAGCATTGCCGCTATCGCCGCCTGTTGCGCGGCAGGCTGTTGTTGCGCCAGCGTTACGCCAGCGGGAAGTACTCCGGCAGGACGTTGAACATTGGAAGATAAACTTTGCCCGGGTAGAGGGCTTTGGCGGGCATTAATGACAGAGGGTACAGAAAGATTAAGCAACCGCTGCCGCATCAGTTCATTGCCACCAAAAGTCGGAGCGCGTATCGGAGTAGCGTGTTGCGCAATCATATTCAGTGGGCCACTCCCGGTTGCTCCAACAAAGTTAGGCCGCTGCGGAAGGTTTGGAGAATTCCCCACCGTATTCGGAACAGGGACCGCGCCCCCCACAGCCATACGAACTTGCGACAGGGTCTTTCCACGTCCGGGAGAGGCAAAGCCGCTCGGCGACGACGGAGTAGCAAAACCGCTCGGAGTCAGACCGGAACTGAACACTGAAGAATGCTGATTTGCCAAAGCATTCTTTGCAGAAGTAGCATTGTTGATAGTACCCCGATGTGCCGCCAGCGTGCCCAACAGTTTCACCAGTGAATTCATCGTACTATTGCTCGGCGCGTTGCTGCCCAGCAAGGCTTGCATGATCTTCTGTAGCGGGGAAGCATTACTTGCCGTTGAGCCGGTAGCAGTGTGGAGGTTCAAGGCGTTAGCAGGGTCAGTGAATCCGCTATTACCCGGTTCTCCGGTATACTGTTGCGGGAAAGATCCGACGTCTCCGGTTCCAGCATCCAACATAATCTCGCCATCTGGTCCGTAAAAGGCGTTCTCGGGGAGATTACCGAAGTCGGGAGTGGTCCCCGCATCCCACATGATTTCCCCGTCCGGGCCGTAGAAAGCGTTGTCGTCTAAGAGTCCCATGTTGTTTTCTCCTGTGTTCTCTGGGGCCGGTTCGGAGGCCGGAAGGGTAGTGGAAGGTGGGGTCCATGCGGGAACTACCGAATTATCCCCCGATTGCGTCGGAGGAGCAACTTCTGGTGTTAAAGTATCCGTTCCGGCGTCCAACATAACTTCATTATCTGGACCATAGAAAACATTTTCCGGAAGATTGCTGAAGTCTGGCGTCTGAACTGGCGGCGCTTTTACGGTTGTATCTACCGTCGGCGGTAGCGCCGTGTCCGGAGGAGTCCAGTCAGGTACAAAGTTATCCGTACCGGCGTCTATCAATAGCTCATTATCCGGACCATAGAAAACATTTTCCGGTAGCTCTACAGGCGGAGTGGTTTCTTCGGTTACCGGGGTAGTATTTTGCAACCACGTCGGAAGTTCCGGTTGCGGCGGTTCAGGAGTCGCGGGGGTAGGCGGAACTGGAGCAGGCGTAGTGTCCGTTAAACCCTGAAGCGCCCCACTCGCCAGTCCTCCCAAACCGGCGCTCAGGAGGGCCGTTCCCACATCCCCACCCTTGATCGCCGTGGAGACGCCGGTATTGGCCATTTGCTGGGCGATATTGCTCAGGGTTTGGCTGCCGGTGACGGAGGCCGGCAAAAGGTCTTTGACTGCTGAACCCGCCTCGCTACCGAGACCGGAGGCGACCCCCGAGGTGAGGGCTTGCCCTAGGTCGGCACCGGATAGACCCGCTATACCCGCCGAGGTGACTCCCTTGGTGAGTGCGGCCAAGTCATTTCCGGTAAGCCTAGTAACCCCACCGAGCGTTTGACTCAGCGGAGCTAGTACCGTTTTTGCGACGTCTGGAATAGCTAGCAAACCTGACGCGACTTGCCCAAGGTTCCCGTTTGCCACGCCACCTGCGACATTCAAGCCCGCCGCGATAGGTTGAAGTCCGGGAATCGCCAATGATGCCAGTGAAGCGATCGTTCCGATTCCGGTGTCACCGAGGAATCCGGCAATGTTATCTAGAATCCCGCCACTGCTTGGATTCCAAGCATCACGTGCCCTTGCCGCTTGTTCCGGCGACAAGTACGGCTTCGGCATGTCCGCATATTTAGCCGTCGGGAGGTAAGCGGTATAACCTACCCCCTGTAAGCCTTTTTGGAGTTCGGCAACAGATAACGGATTTCCGTCGGAACCGACCGCGCCATTCTGGAAAAGATATTGTGCGACTTCCTTTATGTTGGTCGCAATATTGGCAGGCGTCGCAAATTTATCCACCCCAAAACTCGCGCCTTGAAGCTGTACGGGGGTATAGCCTGAACTAGCTATTCCGGTATTCTTTTGTATCAAGGCTCCGAAGTTATCAAAAGCTCCGCCCTGAATTGGAATAGACAACGCCGATTTCAGTGCATCAACATTGGCGACCGACGGAGGATTCGCAACGGCGGCAGCATACCCGGTCAGCGGTGCTGGAACAGCGGTGGTCGTCGGAGCGACAGATACCGGCGCGGCCGTAGTTGGGGCGATGGTCGGAGCAACCGTGGGCGCTGGTTCCGGGATGGGAACTGAGGGGGTTACCGCCGGAGTCGCGACTGGGGTCGCGGAAACCGGCGTTGCTGGCGCTTCAAATCTTCCCGTTGCCGGGTTGAATACCTTCCCTTGAATCAATCCAGCAATATCAATAGTCGGGGTCAAACCGGAACCAAGCATTCCCGTAACAGGAGCAGCTGTGGGCGCAGCAACCACGGGAGCCGGAGTGGGGGTAGGGGTAGGAACTGGAGTGGGGGCAGGAATCGGCGCGGCAACGCTCCATGTACCTGTCACGGGATTAAACGTTTTACCCATGAAGGTAAAAGTCACGACCGAACGTCTCCGGGTTCAAGATGGATGATAGTGCGCCCCATTTCGTAATGCCCTCCAACAACGTTGGATCGGAAAGTTAGTCGAATTTCGCGTCGTTGCTCCCGCATGTCTATTTTAACCGTTTCCGGTGAATAGGTATAGGGGTCCGAATAAAGTTCAGGCGCGTTCGCAAATTCCCGACCAGAAACGACCAAAGTCATATCCTGTTCTTGTAACATATCTGGTTCAATACGTACTAGCCGCGTCCAGCGGTTCAAGCCGGTTATATCGTTCTGCTTTGAACCACCTGTGGGGTAGCCGAAGTCCGCCGTGGTGAAATAGCTGTCAATAGCGACCACTTCGTCACCCTCCACGCGATCGTGACCTTTCTCGTGCAAGTACGCTTGATACAAAGGCGAAACGGTCGCCGCTGTGGCCGTCGCTGCCGAGGTAACGTCCGTGAGACCTTCGAGCGCGATGAACATCTTACCCGGCGTCGAAATTTGAGCGTAGTATGTGGAACCGATAATATCCACAACGGTTCCCATTGCCCCGGAAGTCGCACCAACGATTCGATCCCCGACCGAAATGGTGCCAACGGTTCCTGAAACCGTCAAGGCGACTTCGTTAGTCGTCGCTTCGGCGTTCGTCATCACGGGGTATTTGAACACCTGCGAGTAGAAGCCAGATGAGCGCGCACTAGAAACGTCATACCACGTCTGCTCGCGAGTATTATAGATGACCGCGTTGGTGCATTCCGTAGAATCGCCAAACGGGAAGAACCACCAAATTTCTCCGAAGCGTGGGATTTTCATTGCCCACACTTTCTGGCGCTGGGTATAGTTCAGGTTATCGAAGAACCAGTTTATATTCATCTGATTCGGCAACTCTTTGACCTGCCCGCCGTCGCACATCAGGAAACGGTCAATACCGATCCAGTAATACACTCCATCATATTCAATAACGGAGTTCTGCGCCAAAATAGACGTTTGCGAAGACAAATGCGAGAACTTGAACAAATTCTGCCCACCGGAGTAGTCCATACGCACAACGGAGTCAAGCGACCAGATCAAGGCACCGGGACCAGAACCGGAACGCAACGGAAGACCTTTTACTAATTTCGCCCCAGTAATCCGACCATCTCCCGCATCCCCGGAGGTAAGCACCGTCGGTTGATTAGCGTCTGACCATTGGATATACCCGTCAGAACTAAGGTAGAAGGCGTAAGGCGCTACACAGAATACTCCGCCAGACACCCCGGTAGCCGAAGGGCCGGTTCCGGCGATCGCGGTAAAGGCAGCCGCGCCAGAAGCATCCGCGTAATACGGAGTCGAAACCGTTGAATCGTCAATGTTAGACATGGACGAAGACGCGTGGCAAAGAACCGCTGTCGTTGTCCCACCGGCGTTGTAAAGCGTGGTCGTCGACCAGATATGGTTAGTTGAAGAAACGAAACCTGCCGGAGTGCGGTCGATAATCGACGACCCCAACCCGTCATTATCCACAAGTACCATTTCTATCTTTCCCTGAGAGAAGGTGTAGATGGCATTCATGGAACTGCGTGACCAGACAAGCGTACTATTAATTATTCCCGATAGGCGGTTCGTAATCTGCTGGAAACCGCCGATCTTCTTGGCCCGCCCACGTTGGAATCGCACCCACTGCCCGTCGGAGCATTGATCTCCGTCCAACACCGTGCCGTCCCGCTTTATCCCCGGCAGGGTCGTTACCTGAAAGAGCTGCTTGATCTCGGCCATCAGATTGACACCAAATTGGCGGTTAGAATGACGGACGGCGTTGCTGGGCGCGTCGGGGTGATCGCTGCCGCGTAGGACGGCATGGACACCAGAAGACTGTCTGCGTGCCAGAATATCTCGAAGTAATCGTTACGGTTCATGTCTAGAAAGAAGTTCCAGGAAGGAACACAATGCCCCGGCGTTCCACCATGCGAAGAAGGAACAGTGACAATCGTGTTACTATTCGCGATAACTACGCCGTTCTTTTTGAACCAAATATCTACGTCGTTGTCGGCGATATTCGTATTCTGAAGTTGCGCACTGAACTGAAAATTGTATACCCCTTCGGCAGACACCACAATGCGCGAATTGCTTTGGACAGCGACACCTTTGCTTAGGCTAGTACTACTGAAGGTAACCGCGTATTCCGCTGTTGTGGAGGCGATGCTTTGCGTGGTAGTATCGTAGAAAGAACCATGAACAATAGGAAACGGCCCCCGGTCGGCAAGGTGAAAATGCAGCCGCGTGTCACCACCGCCGAGGAGTTCATTTTCTGACCGCTGATCCATTATTTTATCCGATCCAGGATGGCTTGCTGCGAATTCCGGGAGCCTTGACTGGAACCAAAGTAGAATCCAACAATGGAGGACCAAGCCGTGCCGAGGGAACCTAGCATCACGAGCAACGGCTCGGACGGCTTAATGTCTTCCAAGAGCATGGTGATAAGGATTCCGAAGAAGCCAGAAGTGACCACCATCGCAAGGATACCCGGAATTCCGGACCCGACGGAGATTTGCATATCACGCGCCGATTTACGATCTGAAGCGTCCAATTCTTCACGGCGAACTCCAAGTTCTTCGAGCTTGAGGGTCAGTTCTTGTTCAGCCTTTTTTACAGCGAGGAGTTGATCGCCGGACAGTTGTTGGGACTTGAAGGCTTCCGTCAGCTTCGCCTTGGTTGGTTCGCTGATTCCTAGAGCGTCTCCGAGAGCAGATACCGCCATCCCCGCAAATGGACCAGCGAGCAACGTAGCCGCCGTCGGTGCCAGTTTCTCGACCATCGTTATCAGGTTCATGGTAAAAAAGTCCTCTTTTTGGACGCCGGTGCACGGTCAGTCAAATGGCACCAACCTTTTGTGGCTAGTGGGGCTTCGCGGTATAGATCATGCTTTGTTAGGATAGCGTCCGTGATCCAGTTGTCCAAAGCGTTCCGCGGATCGTAAATATCGATTCCGCGCCCGACCTTGTGGCTTGAGGATACCGCCCCCTGCGTGCAGCATTGCGGCCGGAATCCGCCGTAAGTAATGCCCGCCACGTGGGTTTTCGTTTGCGGGTTAATGGTGAGATCCACTCCGGCTTCGAAGGCTTCGTTCAGAAGATCATTAACCGGAACCAGAAGCACGGAAGCGTGGTGCAGTACTTCGTCCGTTGCATCGGGATGGTGCCGCCAAGGACCGAAGTAGTCATCCAGGAGGATCATTTCATTTTCTCCACGACCTTGCGAACATCTTCTTCCGTGTTGATTTTGTCGGAAGCACTATGGACGCGAGATTCGGACATCACTTTCATCATCTCGTCTACTTGCGCGTTGATGCGGTAGCCAACCACGGTCCAAAGAACAGAGACGGCAATGCAAAAACCGGTCGTGATCCAAACATATTTGGAATACCCTTTATGTTCAGTCTCGTTGTTCTTTTCATGCTCACAGAACTCTTTTTGCAACGCTTCCACGTCTTTGAACGCGCGCCCCAAGGCTTCTCCTTGGTGGTTATGGTTCGTCTCCAATACGGCAAGGCGATTCAATTGGCGGGTATTCTCGTCCACCACGGCGGTCAGTTTGGCCACATTATCGCTCAGGGTGCGTATCTCGACCCGTAGTTCTCCGAGGGGAACAGGCGGGTGATGATCTTCTACCCTACGATTGAACTGCGTATCGACCGCCATTACGTTTTCCTTTGGGTTCATTGTAAGATTAAGAGGACGTTGTGGGCCGCCACACCGCAGGTCACCGCGTTAGCCGATAGCGTCGTCTCGGGAGTGTCTACCTGGTCCAGCCACCACCAGATGCCCGCGCCGAAAGCGATCATCGGGAAGTACCCGTGGCTCAGCAGCGCGCGCATCAGCGGGTTGGCCTCGTGACCGATACCGGTGTGGATGATGTACGCGGTCGAGGCGATATCGACACCCTTGCACACCGCGAAGGTATCCGGTGACGTCGCCGCGTCGCTCAGCCAATCATCAGCACGAGCGGTCAGCGAGAGGCAGAGGAGAAGTCCGATAAGGAGGCGCATTACCATCCGGCCATCAGTACATACTTGGCCGCGGCAGGACCGATGTCAGCCTCAAATTCTGCCTTCTGCTCTTGAGGGTAGTTCCGGCATTCCGCATCCAGGCGGACAATCTCCCCATCGATTTCGATTGGAGTAAGCCATCGGGCTTCGAGGGTGTTTGATTGCGTGTCGTGCGTAACCTGAGCGAGATAGCGGGACATGATTTCTCCTTAAGAAGCGGAACCCTTGATGACTGCAAAGTTGAATACCGGCTGCTCCGTTGTCGTGCCGCCTGTGGTGTAGAAGGTGACCTGAAAACTGCCCGCGGCAACGGCCGTCACAAGTACAACGTACTTGTCGGTACCGGATTTCTGCGACACCGCGACCACATCGGTTGCAGCAACAGCGCTGTTCGTGACGGTGAAAGATTGGGGGGTTGCTGAACCGGCCGCAGAGACAAGCGTGATGGCTCCGGTGACCTTGTTGAGGGTGACGCCTGTCGTTCTTGACGTTGCCTGAGTGACCGTGCCGCCTGCGCCTGTGGTGTAGCCAATTCCAGCCGTTGCGCCAGACGATAGGATTGATGAGGTTCCGCTTAGCGTTCCCGTGATCGTCGCCCCGGTCGTACTGAGCGTAGCAATCGTCGTTCCGCCAGACTCGTTGTAATTGAACTTTAGGTTGTTTGAACCGTCTCGCTCAATGTTGTATTTAGCACTTCCGTTGTCCCGGAAAAGCAGGAAAGAACTTGCCCCGGCTGAGGTGTTATTCGCAATCAGAGACCCGCTGTTAGACGTTAATGTTCCATTGACGCCAAGCGTTCCAGAGACAGAGGCGTTCGTGTTCGCGGTCAGCAGTGATCCGGTCCAGACCCCGACAGCGGTGTTGTTGATGCCGAAGGTGAGCGGACCAGAGCCGGCAGAGCCAAGCAGCATCCCGCCGGCTGCCTGAACATCAGCCAAGGCGTAAGCCTGGTCTGCGGTGTACATCGTTCCTACAGGGGTGAGGCTCGCCGAAGAAATCCCGAAACTGGCGGCGTGGTTGCTACCAAGGTCGTTTACCGCGCGCCACCGGGCTTGAGCAGTGGTCCCGGCTGTCGTGTTCGTGATCTGGTTGATCAGGACGCCGGTCGAGCCCTTCGCGGTAGTGATTACATCGGTTGTCGTAAGCGTTCCGGTGATCGTCGAGTTCCCCGTAATCGCCGCGCCACCCGACGAAACGGTAAGAGCACCAGCTGAAGTTACCGCACCGCCTTTCGAAACACTGAATTTACTGCTACCACCGACTTGAAGATCGGCGAGCAAAGAAGCCGCCGCACTCGCGGTATCCGTAACATTTAGTTTCCATCCAGAGAAAGTAACTGCTCCGGAGTTCCACGTTTGGGTCGAATTGACCACAGGGGTGGAAGCCGTTACACTGCCTCCAGTGACGGTCAGTGCGGCGCTGGTTCCAGTAAGCGTCAGAGGTCCGGTTACTTGGTTGTCTCCAGTATCAAAGTGCGCGACTTCAGCGCCGTTGGCGGTTAGCCCGACCCCGTGAGTCGAATACTTGAATACCCCGGTATTGGTCTTCGAACTGAAATTCAGCGCCGGAGAAGCGGCTGAACCGTCGATCAGTGAAACCGAAGTGGAGGCCGAGACAGACTGCGCGGAATACACGTTCGTGCTATCACAAATCGCGATGATCCGCTGGGTCTGAGGAACGACTGTTCCGGTGCCTGCCGCCGTCTTCACCGTAATGTTTTGCGCCGTACTGATAGAACTGAGTAGGTAATATACCGCCACGGTGTTCGGGACAACCACGGTCACCGCCGAAGCGGGATTACCGGTGAATGCCAACAATTTATTCGCCGCTTGGCTCGAAGACAGCGTGAAAGTTCCCGCCGCTGAAACATCCAAAACAAGCTGCGTGAAATTGAACACTACGGAACGTCCGTAGCCGACGGAGTACCAAGCTGTGCCTGAACAGAAGAGAAGGAGGGACTCTCCCGGTTGCACGTCGAGCGTAGCGGAGCCGTCGATGGTTTCCGCACCATTCGGGTCAATTGCGAGCGTTCCTGTTCCGGAGTTGCGTACCAGCGTGAAGAAGTTGTCTCCGAGGGTTGCCGCTGCGGTCAAAGCCAACGTCCCGGAACCCCCGGTATAGTTCACCATCTTTGCGCGGTAGGTCGCGTCCAGCGTAAAACCTGAAGCTGAACCGACCACCGGGTGCGCTTGATTCAGCGACGATCCAGAAGCAATAATTCCATAACCAACTAGCGTTGCGGCGTCTATCACCGAGGTCCCAACCCCGTAGGAGATGGTACCGTAGGTTCCATTTACTACGGCATTGTTGGTTAGGTAAAAGAAGGTTGCCGCGCCTGCCGCGACGGTAGCCACGGTGCTACCGTTCGGGTTTTGGAATTCAACAGAATTCGATCCAACGTTGCGAACCAGGAACTCTTCCCCGGTGCTAACTTGGGTTGCGTCAGGGAGCGTCAGGATAAGAGAAGCCACCGAAGCAGTAAGATCGATGATCTTTGAGATCGCGGTGCCACCCGTGGTATTGTATGGCCACACAAGCGTAGTCGAAGCTGCGATGGTCAGGGCTTGGTATCCGTACTCTGCTGGCGGTATGATGTCCCCGCCGAAAACCTTCGTATATGTGGTCATACTAACTCCTCACCGCTGCGGCATCAGGACGCAGCCGACGTTCGTCTTCTTTCATAAGCATCATCAAGCCGCGATCATACAATCCTTGAAACTCGGCAATACGCTCTGGCAATTTCAAGAACGGTTGCGCTTCCAGCAACGTGGCGTACAACAATATCTGCGGAGCATACTGCGTTGTCCAGGACGTCTGGTTTTCTTCGCTCAACGGCTCCGGGCGTTCGTGGTACTGAATTTCCACAGGATAGACTGCCGCTGGCACCGGAGCAATGAACCAGTGTTCATAATCCTCGTCGCTATAATAGCGCGGAACCCCGGTAGCATTAGTCGGATTGAATGCGCGGCAGTATTGGTATGAACGTGACTGCAGGAAGACGATGGATCCCGATGCAGTGATAGAGAAACTCTTGGTCTCGCGCCAACGGTTCGGCTTCGGCAAATTTGCGCTCTCCAAGGTAGTCGTTACCACCTGTAGAAACCCGAGACCGTGAGCTTCGGAAGCGATACGGTTTTCAGCCAAAGCAATGAAGCTCGGTATTTGCGCCACGAATGGATCATCGCTTCTTTCCGCGTAGCTTTGGATGTCTTCGACCAGACTATTGTACGTCATGGTGGCCGGTGCAGTGCTCATTTAAGCCTCCAAGGGTTCATCGGGCAACGGACGCTGCACCGTGATATCTTCCGGCTTACGCGCGGGGAGCCGCCACGGATCATAGATATCGCAGCATTCTTTATGGACCATCAACCCATTATTTGGATCTTTCACCCGCTCCCCGGCGTACATCTTTGCCTGGCAACGTTGGCAGACGGCGACGGCCATGGAACCACCGACATTCTTAATCGGCAGAAACAGACTCATCGTGTGTACCCCGAAATCTTCGGCGCAATATAGAGCGGTGCGCCGTCGGATTCTTCGTTTTCGGCTTCTAGGCGGTTCTTCGCAGACATTTGAACCACGGTCGGGATAACGGCTGGATCTACGTCTTCAATCTCGAAACACAACAATTCGGCGAGTTGCCAGGTGATCGAATTGAACCAGCGATTCGGTATTTCTAGTTCTTGGATCAGTGTTCCTACATCTTGAACTTGCCGATGCAAGAACATTGTCAGATGACACGTATCTACGTCTGGAACAGGCCACAGGGTAACTTGGGGACGCAGCAACTTCTCGTAGTAGTAGTTGGTGCTCGGGTGACCTTGTTTCTGTTTATCGTTGATCAGTGACCAGGTGTCGCGATTCCATTGAACCACGGGAAGATCGTAGATTCGGTTGGCGAGGTAGAAATCACTAACTGTTGCGGAGAGCGCGAACTCGGCTTTGAAATACTGCGCGGTCACCGAAGGGTCGGCAGTGAACCAGTAATACGTTCCAGCTACCCAGCTGTCACTCTGTACCGAGCGAATGGTCGTCCAAGTAACCCCGTCCGGCGAGGAACTGATGGTAAGCGTGTCACCGGCGGAAACAAACGAGCAACGTACCCCAAACCGCACCACGTTGGTCGCACTACCGAGATCGGTAGAAATCCCGGCTCCAGTGCTCGAATCCGTCCCGGTTACCCGAAACGGTGTAGAGAACACAAGATTGAGTAGATCGATGGTTCCAACCGGCGTCTGGTAGATTGCCGAACCGTTCCTGAGCCCGACGTACGCCGATTCTACTGCCCACAAATTCAGGCCGAGGTTGCCTGAAGAAACCAGAATCAGATATAGCGCGTTTTTGGCGATCTGTATCTTTTCCGGAGTTTGCTTCGACGGATGAACACGGCAGCGGCGAAATGCCGTCTCAATAACGGTCGCCGTGTCGAAAACGGTCTGGCCTACAGTACCAGAGGTCGCCATGATGACCCCTTATGTATAGAGAACGTTTACGGTCCCTGCGGCAACTACGAGGAAAAGCCCCGCTTTCGCTGCAATCCCAAGTCCGCCGAAATGGACGACATCCCCAACAGTTAATGACTTGGTATAAAGAATGGTACCGCCCGTGCTTGTTCCATCATAGACCGTAACAGCGCCACCTGTAATGGTGGAAACGATCCCGTACAAGCCGGCAGGCCCGGTTTTGATCTGAACCCCAGCAGTGACGCCGGAGTTGTAGTAACTTAGCTTTGGTGCAATCATAGACATATTCAGGCTCCTTATTGGAAGTCATAAGGGGAGGCGAACCTCCCCGGATGATTACGCCTGAGTTACGCCGAAAGCGCCAATACGGGTGGCTGTCGGACCGCTGGCAATCGCCGGAACTGCGATGGTCAAGACCATACGCTTGGTACCGTTATTACCGCCAGAGAAACCCGCCGCCTTGATATAGCCGCGCACGTCCGTGGTGCTCGTGGTTGCCGGAGAGGTAGTATCTGCAACGCCGAAGTTGGTGGAGTTGATAGTCACCGCCGCACCATTGAACATAGCGGACTGGATGTAGCCAAGATCCGTAACACGAATCGGAAGACCGACGTCATCACCGGTACCGACAGCCAGGTTGTTAGTCCCCGCCGTGGCGTTGTTGTTTGTAACACTGACGACGGACTTGAACATCTTAGTCGTCTTGACGGTACTGGTCGAAGGTGCCGCCAGCGTCTGACTCATCGGTTGACCGTATTGATCATAACCGCTAACCAAATACGTCGCGGTATTTGCTCCGGTCGCCGTAATGGAGACTGAGCGCGGAACGTCAAATTCGTAACGGGTAACGCCGTCTTGCGTACGTGCAGTAACGCCAGCTTGAAGGGCCGCCAAGGTGAAAGAAGCACCGGAACCCGGATTCTGCCCAGTAGCCAGACCAGCCGCCTGAAGAGTCAGCGGAGTGATATCGAGGATATAAACACGCCCCATCGGACCAACACCGAGTTCCATCGGAGAGGGGCCAGAGGAGAGGGATCCACCGCCAGCATACGCGGGACCGAGATAGATATCGTCAGAGATTTGCATTTTGTTTCCTTTCCTGTGGCTTGAACCACTCGGGAGAAAAACCCTCCCCCGAAGGGGAGGTTAAAAGGCACCGTAGCGATGCCAGGAGGAGAGCCAAATCAGGTACCAGGAGTACCGTAAATCGCACGCCAGTCAGTCCAGCCGGATCCGAGACGCATGGTACTCTTGTAGCGGACGGAGTCCGTTTCAAAGTCGCCTTCCATGGTCTTTTCGATCTTGCGACGCCACAGGTACTTGAGACCGTTCTGGGCATCGGTTTGGACGAACCAAGCCGTCGGAGAAGTGAGACGAGACAGAACGATAGCATCCGACAGCGTTCCCTGCGACTTGACAGGGTTCAGGTCGTTGTTGTTCGTTCCAGCACGCAGCACGGACTTCAACAGCACTTCCGCCGTCAGCATGTTGCCGGGAGCGACAACGAGCTTCTTCGGGGTGAGACGGATCTTCTTTCCACGCGGATCGGCAGCGGTACGGATCTGGATCAGCATTTGTTCCAGCGACGTCTGCGACAACGCTGCCGAGGTCGTGAGAACGTTGCTGACGGCCGGATCGCCCGCCGAGAAGGTTTGTGCGCCGGTGTGGGCATTGGAACACAGGATAACGCCATCGCCACCGGTATAACCGGAAGTGAAAGCGCGATTCAGGTGGTTTGCCCCGATCGTTTCCAGCGTCTCGACCATGGACTGCGCCAGATGCTTGGAGAACGTCGAACCGATGCGGATGTGATCACCGTCTTCCACAAGGACTTTGGTCAGTGCAAAAGCGAGGCCGAAAACATCGTAGGTGTAACGCTTGACGAACAGCTGACCACCGGAGTCATAGGTGACCGGATTCGCATCCGGCAACAGCGGGGCAGCGCCCATGCCGTAAAGCATCGGCTCTTCGTGGTAGGCGCGGGCAATACCCGTTTCTTCCGTGAAGATTTGTTTGTATTCGTCGGCGCGTTGATCGTAGACACCATCGAAAGCCTGATTGAGAATCGGCTCGACGATGCTGCGAAAGTCTGAGGAACGCATTAGAGTAGCCATTTTTCAGCCTCCCTTTTAGAGTGAATTCACTTCGGTCAAGATCTGGTTCTTCGCGATCTGGACACGGAGGATGGGATAGCTGTCCGACCAGCTATTGTCAGTGTACGGAGCCAGTCCGAGGATGCGGAAGTTGCCGACAGCTGCAGCACCTTTACGCGTAGCGGACATATAGGACCCGGACACGCCGGTATTGGCGTTTCCTGCGGCAATCACGATGTCGGCGGAATCACCAACGTCGGTAATTGCCCAAGTACCGGTAGCGGCTTGGATTTCGCATTCGGTCAGCGGATCGAACGGGGTGTAATACCATTCGATATTGGTTACGCCGGAGAGCGAAGCGGGCCAGTAAGGTGAGTAGATCAGTTTGCCGGTGGCGTCCGTATAACGGCAGCCTTCGAAAATACCGATCGCGGCGTCATTGGCGGCGATGATGGAAGCAAGGTCGGTGCCACTGGTAAGTTTGATCAAGTCGCCCTTGTAGACAGCAGCCGAGGGAATGGCGGTGAATCCGGTCAAGACCTTCTGACGAATGACGCCGGAAGGATGCGAGACCGCACGCACGCCAAACGGAGAGGCAGTGGTGCTCATAGTTTATTCCTTTTCAGATGAAGGAGGGATTGCGGACAGGAGTCCGACCCAATTGAGTGAAACTCCCTTCGACGGAAACAAGATCACGGCCGTCACTGTCACGTTCCTGCTTTTGCATTACCTGCTCGCGGATAGCCTCTTCCTGTTCGGCGGGCATGTCGCTGTGGTAAATAGTCATCAGGTCGTTGTAGCGTTGGGCGGGGATCTTGAACAGCAGCATCTCGTTGCACGCGATGCAACCATCGAATTCACCTTCCTTGACCGTATACTGGCCACCGAATCCAGGAACCTCAGAGGCTTTTACCGGCATATAGCCGAGCTGTAGCCGCTTATAGACAGGGTCGGTACTGTTGGTAGTGCTGACCCAGCAAAGGTGCATCCCGGGAATCGAAGGGGGTGAGGGGAGTATTTCTTGGACCCATTCTTGACGCAGCAAACGACGCCGGTCGGAGGCAGAAAGGGCTGTGCCGTCTTCTTGTACGCGATCAACATCCGCGTCATATCTGGAGCTGCGAACGGGATCGCCAGCGGACTTTTTAAGGCGTTCATCGCCGAATTTGTCTTGCGTAGCCATCTCAGTTTGCTCCTTTTTGTTGCTTGTCATATTCCTGGTAGCGTCGAATTCCTTCGGCGCGTTTCTTCGGGTCGTCCCATGAGCCGGCATCTTTCAATGCCTGAACTCGCGCAGCTGAAATTACATAGCCGCCTGAACGAGCACCGGAGGTCTCTTTTCCTGACCCGGCCACAGGGACTCGGGGAGGAGTTTTAGTTCCAGTGTTTTTATTATAGCTTGAACTTGTTCTGTGCGGCAAGTACTTTTTTGCGCGACTGTCAAGTTCATCCCAGTATTCCTTCGTCTTGGGGTCCCAACCTTCTTTCGCCATTTGGCGATCAAGGGTCATTACCACGGACGAATCAGCATCCTGGCCTTGCGGGTCGTACCAGCTATTACGCTCCATCCACTCCTGCGCATTATTCAATACGCGCGGGTCCAGCGCCGGAGGTTGTGCCTTTTGGCCTTGGAATGCCTTCTTGATATTTCCGATTTGTTCCAGGCGTTGGCGAGCAACGAACATCTTCTCCGCCGCGTCCGAGGCGATGGTGCCGTCGGCGGCTTGAATTGCTTTGGCGTGCAGATCCTTGAAATGGTTGTAGTAGGTTGCCGCTTCTTTTTCAGCCGCTTCCAGTTGCGCCATTTCGGAGCCGGTCGATTTGCGTTCGACGACTGAGACCCGGTTGGTCAGATCGTTGATGATAGAATCGCGTGCGGCCAGTTCCCGCTTCAGGGAGTCCACATACTCACGGCGACGATCTTTGCTCTCGCGGCGACGCTGCCGGTTGCGTTCCTTTCGGGCTTCGGCTTCTTCAGCCGTCTCGTCCTCGTGTCCTTGTTCTTCTTCGGACCCGTGGTCTTCGGTGGTCGAAAGACGCATATCTTCTCCACCATGTTCTTCGTGATCGTCAACAACCGGATCACCACCAACAACGAAAGTGCCGTCAGCGTTTTCAGTTACCACGAGGTCTTCGTTTTCTTCAGCCATTTATACGCTCCTTGCGTAAGGGTTACAGGATTTTGTCGAAGGCTTCGAAGTTTTCGCGAATCACGAGGTTTACATTCGTGTCGTCGAGAACCGCGAAGATAGCGTTGCTCTTGGTACCGGGGATCGGAATCTCGAAACGGAATCCGCCCCATTTCGGAATCATAACCACATCCCCGACTTCTGCCCAAGCGCCCTCGTTCCATACTTCGCCGGTCTTGCGGTCACGGAACGCGATTGCTCCGACGGCAACCAGTTTGGCGACTTGTGTATTGCCGTTATTAAAGTCCCGCGTCTCCTCGGCGAGAATGATCCCACCCGCAGATTTTTCCTGAACAGTTCGAAGTTGCACGATGATCTTCGGCCCACACGGGGCAGTTCCGTGTTCGACCTCCGGGAAATGCTTCTTCAGATACTCTTCCTTACTGAGTGCCACTATAGTCTCCTTGACTAATTGTTGCAGAATGGGTCTGCGGCCCTACTACGAAATGATCTCCGATTCGTTTTCCGCGTTGTGAATTCCATCCAGAATGCTAAGAGCGAGTTGAAGTCCTTGCCACATCCCCACCTGAACACCGTGTTCAAATGAATCCGCTTTTGGGAACATCATTGACGCCGAAGCTCGCGTCGCCTGCTCTTCCTTAACGCTCTGGATGAAAAGAAGGGTGGGTTTGTCCATTATTTCCGCTTCTTGACGCTTCCGCCGCACATCTTTCCGGTCAAGGCTTCGGACTTCACCGCCTTCTTGAGCAAGGCGCGATCTTGCGCTTCGTCATCGTGCTTGATGTCGCCGCCCTTCTTGTAGGCTTTTAGGCCCGGTTGACTTTGCCCTTGTACCACTTTTGCGAGACGTCCCATGATTAGCTCCTTACGCCGCAAGTAAGAGAAAAGCAGCGACACGACGGCGCGCGTGTCTACGCTTGATCTTTTGTTCTCGCGCCACCGCCAGACTGAATAATCTAGTTTCGGCGCGATTTATGAACACGGTAAAATTATGCAGCGACGGAAGGCTACTTAGCAACTCATGTGCAGAAGGTTCAGCGTAAACTGGAAGCGGTTTGAACTTTGGAAGCGGTTCTGGAATGAAGTCTTTTTCCTGTTCAACCCGCGGTTTCAGAACTTTCTTCTTTGTGGCTAGTAGAACAACCTTGTCCCGCTTTGCTTCTGTTTCAATCTTCTCGACAACTTTTTCACCAACCTTCAGTGCTTCTTCCTGCATTTTATAATAGAACAGCCGCCAGTAACCGGACTTCGCATCATTGGTTGGTGTTGTCCCGGTTCCGTGTAGATAGCGCGGGTGAAAATAGTTCGCGGTTAATGTCCGCTGGCCGAAGAAAAGATTCATGCCGAATTCAACGTAATGGTGGTTCGATTACCGCTTGAATCTACATCGGCGACGACGCGGTCAGTTGTTCCGTCAATTCCTTTGAACGTTTCGGTCGCCGTTCCTCCACCAGAAACCTTACCGAGAAGCACCGCCGCGGTCAATTTCTGGACCTGGTCGACCGAATAGCCGTTCTCTAGAATTCGCGTTCCTACCGCATCCGTTGCGATGGTCGATAGCTGCGCCGCCTGCCCTGCCGTCAAACCGGATCCAACGCTATATGGAATAACGTGATCAGGCGCGACGCAGATGTTTCCCCCGCTCGTATCGATCAGCGTGACAGACAGCCCCGTGGTCACATCGCGCGGGTAGCCATCCACGATGGTCAGCGTTCCCGTTCCGGTGTTTTTCCACTGGAAGTTTTCGTAGATATAGTTAGCGGTGTCGGGAGCGGTGATGAACGCAAAATCATCACGAATTCCTGCCTCCGTGTTGAGCCAATACACCTGGTACGCGTAAATCGATTTATTCGAGAACGTCCCTGTGGCCGACAGGTTGATCTTGACCAGATTGGTGCTGTCATCGATTGAGATGTTGCTGACCGTCGATCCATCAATAGCGTTGGTGTTGTAGGTCGTGTCCGCCGTCTGATTGACGAGGTAGGACACAGACTCCGTGCCCGCCGTTATCCCACAGGTTCCAATAGAGGCCTCGATCATCGCGTAGGCAGTCGTTCCAGACGCGCTTGTCACCCGCAGCCGGATCGCCCTGGATGCTGCCGCGGGGCTGGCATCGGTCCATGTGTAGGGGAACGTCGGCGTCCCGTTGTACAACTCCGTGCTGCTGGTTGTATCGTAAATCTGGATACGCGACCCGGCGACAGCACCGCTGATCGTGACAGACTGATTCACGGTCGGGGCCGAGATGGTCGTATTGCCGGGGTTGGTTCCCGCTACAACGATTCCGCCAGCCGGTGCATAGACCGTGATCGGCACGTTGTTCGGGTTATCAACCGTGATGGTCGAGCCATCGAACGTGCCCGCGTCGATGTGGTATCCGCCAGTCGTCGTGAGCGACAGGCGCATGCTGCCGCCGAATCCGTAGCTGTAGGTGCCTGGGGTAGTGATGGTGAGGGTGCCGCCACTGAACGAAGGAGTAGCACTGGACTGGGAGAACACCCCTCCGGTGTAGGTATACCCGGTCGCCGTTAACGTGTTGGTGTCCAGGCTGATCGAGCCCGGACCGTTGAGCGTGTATCCAGTCGTTGTCAGGTTCCCCTGCGCGAACAGGGATGGGCTGCCTGCTACCCCAGCACCGGTCAGCGGAACAGCACTGCCGACGTTCTGGCAGGCTTGCGCCTGGCAGTAGTCGTAAAGTTTCTGAAATGTCTGACTCGCCGAGAGCGCCACCGTGCTAGAGGACGTGCCCCAGGTCACAGTCATACCGGCATAGGCGGCAGCGACATCCTCGCTAACCGGAGACCCCAGCCATAAACCGCTGGCGGTATCGCGGTCACGCGTCGGGCTGGTCTCGTTGAACAGGTAACCGTAGTGGCGGCAGCGTGAGACAAACGGCGAAATCGGGCAACCGGAAAACCATGCCTTCCCTCCTGATGTCGCCGACTGCGCCGAGAACACGACCGTCAACATCCCGTCTGATGATCCCGAGTTCGTTGCGCTTAATGAGAGGGTTTCCCACACGTTCGCGGCGGTCGCGCCCGCCATCGTTGCCGTTGCCAGAACGGTCGTTCCATCGGTTGCATAGACCGTAACACTGGGCTCGGTGTAGGTCGAAGTTTTATACGCCGCATTCCGCTGTACCCGAACCAGCAGCAGCACCGTCTGCCCTGCTTTCGCCAGCACCTGGAACGACTTCGTAATGGCCGACGTAGCGCTGGCCGTCATCAATAGCGCCGAGGTCGAGTGCGGCCCGGTGTCCGTCGTGTATCCGCTGGTATCGCGCTGGATCATCGGCACAGTGTTGGAGTGGGACCCATAAACCTCTTGTAGCGCCGTGTCGTCGTTCTTGTTGACTATTGTCAGATACGACAACGGTAGATTCGCGCTCATCCCGGTGATGCCCAACGACGAGGGGAAATTGCAATTCACTGCCTCGATCTGGCAGGCACCGATAGCGAAGTTGTTCGTGTTGTCGCAGCCAGCAAATACCTGCGACCCGAATTGAACATTCTCCAGCCGCTGCGAACTGCGTGACGAGATCGCCACATTGCTTGACCAGATCGCGCAGTCTTTTATAAGGGTTCCGGGGGCGGCGGCGTTGTGGATCGCGCCACCGCCCGAAGTGTTCATGGTGTGGCCAGAAATCTTGTGTCCGATCTGGTCCTGCCCCTGATAGCCCACCGTGATGGCTGCCGATGATGCGGTATTCCGAAAGACGGTCCAATACCGATCAGGGCCATTGGCGGCCGCACCACTGTTGTCCGCACCGCTGGCCGCAACCGCGTTGGCCGTCGTGTAGAAAATGTTATTGTCTTTGACAACGGCAGGGTTGCCGGTACCGGTAAAAACAACTGCCGCCGATCGGTAATCGTAAAACGCGTTATTGGAAACTGATTTGAAGTTCGTATGGGTCGATGCGAATCCAAAGACAAACACCGTTCCGGTCCCCAGCGCACCACGGAATTCGACATCGGTCACGTAGCCGTCAATCGACATCTGCGCCGAATTCATCATCACGTAGCCGATTCCGCCTGCCGTTCCCGGACGGAATATCAGGTTGCTCCGCAGGTTGCCGACTGGGCAATCGACCGCATGGGCATTGGCGAACGTCGCCGTTGCGCCCGGGTTGATGGTGGTATCCGGAGTCGCTGAAAAAACCAGCGATGTGGAGCCCGGAGTATAGGCCGCGTCGAGAACCAGCAGATCGGTCTTCGGCGGATTGTTGTACGCCGAGGTGGTCGCAAAGCAGATCGCATCGCCGGGTCTCCAGCCGGTCGCATCGGTCACGGTGGCGGCAGACGCGCCTGCCGATACCGCACTGACCAGCGTCGTGCAGCGGGTTTTTGGCGCCCCCTTGAAATTGAAATTCCCTTTTGTCGTTATTCCCGCGCCCGCACCGCCGCTGTTGGCGTTGTTCAGTACGATCTCGCAGGTAAACCCCGCGGCCGCGGCCATATCCAGATTGATGTAGCTCGAATATTGCCCCGCGGGCGACCCGCCAGAACTCTCGACAGGAACGATACTGCCCTCGACGGTGAGTTTTGAATTCGCCGAGGTACTGGCAATCAGCGAGCCACCGGAATCGCCCGCCGTCGTCCCAATATTGAACGTGAGCGACAGGCACGCGCAGGTGGTCGCGTCCAGGGTGACGGCCCGGTTTTTCTCAATCGTGCAGGCATCCGCTGCCGTGGGAGTAGCGGCTGACCCCGCTACTCCGCCGGGAGTCGCTGCCCAGATGGCCCCGGTCCAGTTTCCTGAAGCTGTTGCGTAGCGCGCGGCCATTTAATCCACTTGATCAGGGCCTGCTGGCCCGTCCGGAGCGGTGATAGCGGTCGCCCCGCCGCTTGTTTCGCTCAGCGTGCCCGACGTGGCCGAGCACTGGAGCGCGATGAGGATGTAGTCATCATTGGCTACGGTCAGACCCAGCGACGACAGGGAAACCGTGGCCGATCCAGCGAGGGCCGAGCTCAGCGGGACGTTGAGGGCGTCAGTTACAAGCCAGCTCACCGCGTCATTCTCCGCTCATCAATTGCTGTGCCAAACTTATCATGTTTTCCTGATGCCCGCGTTGCCCTTCCATTAGAGTACGAAGACCTTCAACGGTTGCCGTCAGAGCGTCGTTAGTCTTGGCTTCTTTGATCTGGTTGAGCATCTCAGTCATCTGCTTCAGCATAGCATCGTTCTGCGGAGCTTGGGCAGTTTCTGCGGTAGGGGTGACTTGTGGCATCATTTGCTTCAGCTTTTCGATCAGTACAGCCGTCTGGTTGTCATCGCGATTCTTGAGCAGTTCGGTCATCTGATGTTGCTGGTTGTCCGCCGAGTTTTTCATCATCTCAATATGCTGGCGAACGTCTTCAATTGCCTTTGCATTATTCTCAGAGAACAACGCCAAGTTCTTCTTGTTCTCCTCTTGCGTCATCGCCAGTTGTTGTTCGAACTGTTGCCGAGTCTGTTCCGCTTGCATTTGCATCGCGTCCAGGCTTTGGCGTCCTTGGAGTTCCTGAGCGCGAAGGGCGTTGTTCGCTTTGTCCGCTTCCGCTTTCTGGTTGATCTGGGCCATCGCGGCATCCAGCGTCGCTTGAACTTCGGGCGGGTAAGACGGTTTCGGAGCCTTGGATTGCGCAAACTGCGTAGCCTGTTGAATCATCGGCACGACGTCTTTGAGGGTTTCGGCGATCAACTGCTGCGCCATACGCGCCGCACGCATCGCGATCTGGTCTCCGTTCAATTCTTCTCCGTTCGCTTGAGCTTGCTGGTAGACCAGCGCAACATGAGCTTGTGACGTGATCTCGTAGAAAAGATTCAGGTGCTCGGAGACGTGCCCGAGAATCGCCATTAGGTAAGGCTGCGGCATTGGGTTGAGTTGGTGGATCGGATTCAACACGTACCCAACATGAGTCATCACGTGCGCCATGTGATCCTGCGTAAGAGAAGCCTTCAGCGGAACACCATTAGCGGCGGATACATTCTCCTGTACCGGGTCGGCGGTAACTGGTTCTTCCTCTTTCGGCAACATACTTTCGATGCCGTCGGTGCGGAGCAGTTCCAGTGCGCGGCGAGCGATCTCGTTCCGGTTCCATTTCAGATCCGGGAACATCCCCATGACCTTGATCTGTTCTTGGAGCTGCGCGTACCGTTGTGCTTCGGAGAAGATGTTAGGGTCAGAGACCGGTTGAATGTCATCGTTTACCGCGAAGTCTTCCGGACGCAGATTCAACTTCTGCAACTGTTCCGCGTAGTCTTCTGGATATTGGCGCACCAAGCGGCAAAGAATCAGCAACGCGCGACGCTGAGATTCATGGAGGCGGGAGTGAATACTGGAGAAAACTTGGGAACCTTGCTCGATCAGCGCCAAGGTGGTTCCCACAGGCATATTGTTGCCGGCGTCCGCGATGCGTTCTTCCGCCGTCGCGACTACGCCTTTCGCTTGCCCGGTTATCCAATCCAGCAACTGGAACAATACCGTACTCGGGGGATTGAACGGCAACGGCATCATAATCTTGCGGATATCGTCTACCCCGGCTGGCGCTTCTACCTCCGCGATCTCGGTTTGCGCAACCTGGATATTCTGCCCGGAAGTACGCCCACCTTTCAGTTTTACCGCGCCCGGTGAGTTGTTGATATGTGCCGAGTCGAGCAAGGCCCGGAGAGCGCCGGTTAGGGCCGCTGCCAGCCCGCCTATGAGGTGCGGCAGGCCAATGCCGTAAGCCCCACGCCACGGGATGAACTTATCTTCTACCCACCAGTCCAAACGCTGGAAAGATTCATCATCTTCTTCCCAGTTTCGGTAAACCGCGACGATCTTGCGTGTGGACTCGTCTAGGTGGATGATATATGGGCAAAGCTCTCCGCTGTCTTCCAGATCCAGATCCACCGAGATTTCGAAGACCGTGCGCAAGCCGTCCTCATTGTAGGCGTTCTCGGAAAGGCCTTCGACCTTGTCCGTGGCCTTCTCTGCCGCAGTTTCTTCCGGGGACTGCGGATCGGTGAGGTTGATATCTTTATAGAAACCAGTCGCTATACGGGACTCGAACTCGTCTCTCGTGATCTCCTGGATGTGCGTGAGGCGCGGGGTAGTATAGAACGAGGAAGCAGAATACGGCAGGAGAACCTTGTCCACAGGGACAAATTCCATACAAGCGCGTTTCTTCTTCGGATCGCGCCAGTATTTTTCGTACTGCGAACCGCCGAGCGGAAGCTGCGTTAGCAGGATTTCTTTCTCGGCGCGGTATTCTTCGATCTTGTTGACGGTCAACCAGTTGAGGAAGTCGCGTTTGTTCTTTGCCTTCTCCAGTTTCTTCTCGTCGGCCTCGCCAATTATCTTGGTACGCACCGGGCCGTTAGCCGGGAATAACTCCTTGATAGCACGCGCGGAGAAGTCCACGCACCCTTCGGCCAGTACCGGATGAACAACTTTGGAAGCGCCTTCGAACTGCGCCCCACCGGGGGCATCATCTCCTAGTCCGGTGCGGCGGATTCCTTCGGTATATTGTTCATCGCGCTTCTTTCGGGCTTCCTTGTCCTTTTCGAGAAGGTCCAGGAGGTCGGATGCCGTGGTATTGAGGACGAATTGGTCCAGTTCTTCGGCAAGGTTGGAATAGAAGTCGGCGATCTCGGCAGCTTCGTCTTCCGGAAGCTCCACTACGGCGGAACCATCCTCCATCTCGGTCACGCCGAGGGAAGGATCTTCTTCGAAGAGTTCAGAGGAGGTTATCGGTTCCATTACTTGCCCTTTTTGGGTATTTTAGCGCCTTCTTTGCGCGCCGTATTCAGCGCGATAGCAACCGCCTGCTTTTGTGGTCTGCCCGCCTTTATTTCGGTGTGAATGTTGGCCGAAAGGACTTTTTTAGACGTACCTTTTTTGAGGGGCATGTCACTGACTCCGTGAAAGTTGTTCAATTATGCTGCCAAGGTCGGCCACCGACAAGCTATTTTTTGAGACACTACCACCTTCGGCATAGTTGTTACCCCTTAGATATTCATTGTAAAGAGCTTCGGCTTGCGCATCTGAAAGCTCCGGGTGAATATCTGGATGATATAAAAGATTGCGCAGACTTTCCAAAGACTGATACCCTTCTGGGAGTGTAACGCGTCGCCCATCCATAGTGACGGTCTTTCCCTTTGGGATAGTTACAAGGTCAGTATGCTGAATATCGCCAACGTGTGACCACGGCTGACCGAGAGGCGAGTTACGCACAAAATCTTGGACGAAGGGTAGGTACTCGTCATTGGGTTTGCGGTTGCCCTTGCCTTTGATTTGTTGGATGTACTTGGGCTGTTCAATGCCGCGCTCTGCAAGGTTGCGCTCGGCTTCGGCCCACAAATCTTCGTTGCCCGGAGCCATGTAGCGTTGAATGCCACGCTCTTCGGCCAACCGGATGATTTCCTTGTTCTTTTCGCCAGCGTATTCATGCCCGCCTCCGGGCTTCACCTCCACCGTCACATGCGGCTGACCCTTTGCGTCGCGCAAACTGAAGATACGAGACGCGCCCGACGCAACATCGTCGCAGTAGCCGCCAACGCAGTGGCCCATGGTGTCGCCTTCGTATTTGAGTTGGTTCTTTAACTCTTCTACACCACGGTTATATTCGTCCATGGTGGATTCGCGATACAAACTATTCAAGTCGTCCCGTGGTTTCAACTCCACCCAGCGCAACCCCTTCGGGTTCGGCATGGCCTCGCTGTGCGGGTAGTCGCGCACGAGGCTGGCTTGCTCTGCGAGCTTACGGTTGGCTTCGACTTTCTGCGCAGCACGCCACGCATTGATGTCAGCAACGCGACGGACGGCTTTTTCCATGCTCATGTTCTGCATGGCTTCCGGTGTCAGCTGGAGGTTGCGCGGTAAGCCTGACGCTGGGTTGAGGGCGTTGCTGAGTTCGTCGATGAGGTGGGGGAAGCCGAGATCGCCAGACATGAGACCGCGAGCCTCAAGGTCGTACACCTTCGTGTCTGGAGCAGCCTTCAACAACCACGGATCAACGTCGCTAAGACCTTGCTGAAAATACGAAGCAGGACGAATGCGCACAGCTTCGTCTGCAAGGTTCTCCCAATTTCCTCCGAGGTGCGTCTTTGCTTCTCCCTTTGCCGGATAACCCGCAGCGACGCGCATGTGGGCGGCGTTGGACACTGGATTGACTAGCGGCTCAAAGTGCAACACCCCCTGCTCCGCCAGCTTCCGCACTTCGTCATCCGGCGACGCCATGCGGGTCTTGACGTACTTGGTGAGTTGTTTGTCGATGAAGTTGTTGATGGCCGCGCCCGGCAACATACGGTCCAACTCTCGCTGATAATGACCCCTAACAACGTCCAAATCCACCCCAGTTTTAGGATCGATGCCGGCACCCAACTGGTCAATTTCTCTCCGTACCATTTCAGCGCGTTTCACTGGGTCTTGACCGACAACCTCCTTCTTCAACCCACTCAACGCTCCTTCAACAGAGCCGCTCAGCCAGTTGCCGCCCTTCGGTTTTATAACGCTTAGTGGAGCCGCTGCGCGAAGAATATCTCTCAGCGGTCCAGCGCCGTGTATTCCTTGTTGAATCGCTTCGGCACCCAATGACGCCATCGCGCCACCGAGCTTTGGTAAGGCGGTCGGAACAATACCGGGATCAAATGTTCCGGCTTGCTGAACTTCGTAGTCTTTCCAATCATCGGGAAGCTGGGGCAACCGACGTAAGAGATCCGACGTAGTGGGTAGGAAGGTATCCCCGTGGCCGGTGACTTCGTTACCCAGTAGCGTTCCACCGAGCGCGGTCATGTCGCCGCCGATACCACCAAGCGCCGCAACGGAACCGCGTCCGAAGTTCAGCAAGGACTTCAGTATATTCTTCGGCAATGCCTGCAATTCTGGGTCGTTACGAATCAAGTCTATAACGGAAGGGGAGGAGCGAACGCTTCCACTCTTACCGCGCAATAGCCCGCCACTGGCCATGTCGGGGAGGTCCAGTTGCCGCGGGTCACGATAGGGCAGTGGAGCCGGGATAGGGCGGTCTATGCCGTAAGCCGGGAGGTTTACACTTCCCTCCAGCGCGTCTAAACCTTGGTCATTCGGCGGCAACGGCTTCGCCCCCATCTTCTCATAGATGGCACGATTCTTCTTTGGGTTGTAAACCTGAAAGACCATTTTGTTGCCGAGGATGTCTTGTAATTGCCGCATTAGATCCCTCCCCCGCACCTCCGGAGAGAGGGTACCGACGTAATCAAGGTAATTCGGAAAGTCTGTGGTAAAGTCCAGCCCGTCCGGGTCAAGAAGCTCACGTGCCTTTCCAGTATCCATGGCGGCGGCACCGCGGAGCTTTCCAGACTTCCCAATCTGCATCAAGCCCTTGACCTCGCTATTCTTTGTCATCGGGTTCGCGGCATAGGCCAGAGACTCCAAGGCGCCGAGGGTCATGCCAGCATGCTTCGCCCCAAGATCATTCCCGGGATAGGTTTCCGCCAGCGCCCCTTCGCGTTGGACCTCCTTGGCGGCGTCCCCAAGGAAGCCACGTTCACTAAGGCGGGCAGGATCTACATACCAGAGCCCCGGCTTTCCGGGGATCTGTACGGCGCCCTTTAGAGGTCGCATACCGGGGATGGTCTGCTGCGCCTCTTTGGCTTGCATTACCGCCTCGAGAGCGGATCTAAGAGCGGTATAGATGCCCATGATCAGGCTCCGTAAGGGTTTTGCTTCTGCCGTTTGGTGTAATCCACTTCTTCAATTGGATCATCCTCCGCTGCAGGCAATTCGAACCATCCCTCGTCCTTGAGGTAGATGATTGCTTGGGTGAAGGTGTCCACATAGTCGTCGTGATCAGTGACCGGGAACTTGGCGAGCTGCCGCACAAAGGAAAGTGCCCAGCTGACGAACTGTCCGGGATTCTTGCGGCTTTCTGGTATCCATATTAACCCCAGTTCCAGAGTGGGAGCGGACTGATGTGCGCGACTAATTTTGTCCGCGTTGCCCGGATTGTAACCGATGGCGGGCACGTTTGCCAAGCGTAAATCCTGTAGCAGGCTTTGTCCGCTGGCCTTGGCTTCGACCAGTACTCTATCCGGCTTTCGCGCGCGGATAGGTGGGGAGACCTTATTGTTGCCCCCGTACTCCGAATGCCATTCGTCTACCGCCTTCTGCCGTAATGCCGGGTACCCAAGGTGTTCATCCCATGCATCCAGCAGCATCACGTTACGGGTACCCTTGTGGGTAAATACCCCATAGGCCGAATAAGCAGTCGGATCTCCCGAGGTCTTCTCGGTGAAGGCGCAGTCATAGGACTGCAGCACGTATTCCATTTGCGGAAGTGGGGTGTCTTTAGGCCATAGGCGGAAGTTCTCCGTCTTCAGGATGCCGCCGCCCCGCGGTACCGGGTCCTGTTGGAGCTGCCCTGCGGTTCCGTATTCTCCGAGCTGTTGCTTCAGCCGGATGAGCTCCGTCTCGCCAAAGCGTTCCGGCCAGAGGAGGGAATCTTTCTTGGCGCGTGGGTCGTACCCATCCGGAAAGATAACGGTCGTTCGCTTCTTCCCATCATATTCTGCCGGAAGGCATACATGCTCCCATCCTCCCAGTTCCAGGATGCGGCCGGAGACGTCTTGTTCATGTAGGCGTTGCATGATGGTGACCATGGCATCCCGCTTGGGATTGTTCAAGCGGGTGCTCCACACCATATCGAACCACTCAAGGGAGCTATCCCGCATGGCATCTGACTGGGCATCCTGCGCCCCATGTGGGTCATCCAGTAGCAGGCGACTGCCACCTTCCCCGGTCGCCGTACCACCGACAGAGGACGCTATACGGTACCCCGTTCGATCGTTTTCGAAGCGCGTCTTCTGGTTCTGGTCCCCGGAGAGCTGGAACCTATCGGCCCACAGAGACTGATACCATGGGGACGTGATCAGGCGGCGCGCTTTGACATTGTCCCGCGTGGATAGTACCCCGGAGTAACTAGCACAGAGGTACTTCTCCTCCGGGCGGGTTAGCCATTCCCAGCACGGCCACATGACGGAGACGATAGTGCTCTTGGCATGGCGCGGTGGGATGTTGATCAGAAGACGGCGGAGTTCGCCGTTGGTGATGGCCTCAAGATGCTCGCAGATGATCTGGAGATGCCATCCGTCTATGAACGGAACGCCGGGCTCGACTACTGCCCATGCCTGCTTGACGAATTCATAAAGGCTGGTCTCTGCCAGCCGCCGCTTCTCTTCGGCTTCAATGAGGGAGAGGAGCTCCCGAGGGTTCATCCCTGTGTAGACGCCTTCAATGCCAGTTGCTTCATGGTCGCCAGCTCCTCGTCGGTCAGACCGCGCATGCCAGATACTTCAAGTGGGCCACCGTTCTTTCCGGTGACCTCGCGTTTGTCTGGCGCATCCAGTCCGAGGTACTTGGCACGGCGCTGCATGATGCTAAGGCATTTGGTGACCGCGTCCGTGTCCCCCTCGAGGGCGGCATTGAAGGAGAGGCGGTACAGTTGGTCCAGCCGGGTAAGTTCCAGGTCGATGACTTCCTGCCCGGGTTCCCGAATGGCCTTCTCCATGGCGGATTGAACCAATCCACGGGCCGCAGCGGAAGAACATTCGAAATGCTCCCCGATTTGTTCGTAGCTGTACCCGAACTTGCGCATCTCCAAGGCAAGGGCGTGCCGCTCCCGCACGATGGCCTCCTGTTGCCCCTTGGACATGGAGGATCTCGCCGCGGGTGGCGGCTTGGGGAAAGGATACTGGGTTACGGGGTCAAAAAACATAAGGGAAATGTAACCGATTGCCCTATAAAAAGCAACAGCCCCGAATAGGGGCTGTTGGGCGGTTTTGGCGAGGCTTAGGCTTCGCGCGGGGTCACCAGCCCGTGGAAGGTGCGCCAACGGGCGATCTGCGTCTTCACGGTGGAAGGGTTCACCTCGGGCAGCTTCTTCTGCACCTCCGCCAGCACGGCGGCGGGCGAGGGCGAACCGTTTTCGGCCTTGGCAGCCAGCTTATCCGCGGCGGCCCAAACGGCGGCAGAGGCAGTCCCAGCCGCGGGCGGCGCTACGCCGTTCTGCGCATCCGGGTTGGGCTTACGACCGCGGGGAGCGGCCTCTTCCGTAACTTCTTTCTTGGCGCGAGCCATGTTCAATCTCCTTGGTTGTGCCGCGAACCGTTCGCAGCGTGATTGGAATATAAGGGAGGTCAGCGAAGACCTCACCTACTATTTAGTACGTTTCCATTTGCCATATTGGACGCTAGCCGTCCCGGACTTGACCCCGACCTCCGCGCACCCGGCCACCACCTCTTTGCTGGTGGGCATGCGGCCGAGGCTGGCCAGCAGTTTATCTGCCACCTCCCAAACCATGCCCGTTGCCCCCTTGGTGGGCGCGCTACCGGGCTCCCGCGGTTCCCGAACGGGCTTGGGCGGGCGAGGTCCAACTACGGGCTTGTCCGCGGGCTCTTCGGCCAGATGCTCGGCCTCAGCCTTCAACTTGGTAACCTGCCGCTCCAGCTCCCGCAGCGGGGTAGGGTCAGTTGCCCTTGCCAGCACGGCTTCCCGGGCCTGTTGAATCTGCTCGTGGTATTCCCCTTCCGGGGTCTGCCCCAAGCTATACAGGAAATGAACCAGTTGGTTGGGCGTCAGCTTGGTGAATCCGCGCCCTTCGCAGGGTGGGGCAATAAAGCGTGCTTCCGGGCGCTGCAGCTTCAGCAAGGCCGCGTGAAGCTCCACTTCACGAAGGGGCGCCTTCAGCACGAAGGACGCCGAGGTGGATACATCTATAAGAATGTAGTCCATTACGTCCCCTCCAACGCTTCTTGAACCCGCGCCAGCAAGCGGGCCAATTCCTGACGGCTACCGGCTTCTTCGATCCGGGTGAAGACCAACCCGACCAGGCTTTCCGCCAAACGGGCGGACGACAGGTCTGGCGCTTCCCACAGGGGTACCAATGCCTCCCCTGTTTCCAGCACCAGATCATGGACCATGGAGCCGTCTTCCAGCTCCGAACCAACTACGCGTACTTTCATGTTTGCCTCCTGATTAAACCAGCGGAGGGGTCCGGCTGCCCGAACCCCTCGACTTGTTCAACCCTTGGAAGCGCGGAACCACGCTTGGTATTGGGTCTTGGCAGTGCCTTCCGGGATTCCAGCCGCGACGCAGGCCCTAACCACATCGCTGCGGCGGGCATCCTTCATGCTGTCTGCCATATTCCAAACGGCAAGGCAATTGCCATTGCGCGGCTTCTTCTTGCCGACGGTTTTTTTGACGACCGGGATCACCTTCAATTCGGCGTAGAAGGCTCCATCGGTTCCAACAATGGTGTAGTCCTCGGGGTTGAGGCCAGCGGCCTTGAGGGCGCGAGTGACGGAGGACTTGGCGGCGTAGGTCTTGGTGGTGTTCATTTGATTCTCCTGTTCTTGGTTAAGGATGTTGTGCGACTGAATTCATTATACAAGTATGGGTCCAGGAATGCAACAACTAATTTAGCAGCAAGGTGTTTCGGTGTTCATGTAAAGAATTATCAAGGAATCCCGCCAAGGGACCAACAACTGGTTTTTAATTGTTAGTCCTTTCGCGATAGGAAAGCAGTATCCAGGTAATACCCAAGGTATTCGGTATACCATTCAAGGAACGTGGCGGTGTCAATGTCCACAAGGGCTGGCGTCTGGGTTTTCCCCGCGTTCAAACTACCAACCATTCGGATTCTCCATTGGGCGTGACTTTTTCGGTAAAACAATACCGGGATTGCCTTTATCCGGAGCCCCTGATTCACTGCCTGAATCCACCATTTATCCAGTTGCAAGGTTTCGCATCTTTTTACTTCCACCGCTATTCCAGGTGTCCCTACTAAATCATGACCCCCTTCCATACTCTGCATTAAATTCCTTTTTACTACCGGCGCTACTACTCCTTTTTCCTTAAAAACATAGTCCACAATTCCTTGAATAATATCGCGTACTTCTCTTTCTGCTGACTTCCCCTTATTCCTGGAATTAATCTTCTTTTTAATCTTCTCTACTTTAATATCAATCATGGTATATCCCTCAATTGTTAGTTGTTAGTCCCGAAAAACGACTTTTTAACAGCTTATAAAAAATAGGAATGACAAAAATGGCCTAACTCATTGGTTTAATTAATCTTATAAAATATAAATAATATAATAATAATAATAATAATTAGGGCTTTTTCCTTACCTTATAGGCGCGTTATATTTATGCCCTCGGATGTATATTTTTATATTTGCCCTAAAAACAATAGGTTAGCCGTTATATTTCCTGGTTAAATCGCCCGTGCTATATAAAGGGCGGCCACCCATGCCGGGAATCTTGGTGGTGCCCAAAGCGTAAGAAATCCCATGAAAGCCATACTTCTCCGCGAGGTTATTACGGGGGAATTCCACGAGAACTCCGGCGTCCACAAGGGCGGTCAGGGCGCGCTTTAAGGCGGTGGTTGCCCCGAGCCGGTCGTTGCGGAAAGCCGGTAACGGGCCAGTGCGGCGCTGGAAATAGGCATACGGGACAATCTTGGCGGCGTGCAAATCAATCGGGCAGGCATAGCGCTTAACATGGTCCGGATCGGCTTTAAGGTACTCCACCAAAACCTTCTGCACGGTATGTAATTGCTTGCTATCCCCGGTGCCCACATCCCCGTCAAAGAAACGGGCGGAGAGGCTGGTGACCTCGGCCCTTACCATGCGGGTCGCCCAGCGCGCGTGTTCGGCCTTTATCACCGGACTGTGGAAATCGCTGCCCACGGCAAGCAGGGCGGACAACTTGAGGGCTTTAAGGTGGGCACGATTCCACATCTGCACCTCGACCTCTGAACCATTGGCGTTAATTCGGCGATCGCATTCCTGATCCAGATCATCCAGGATGGCCTGTGCGGTGGGGTCAAGGGTAACGGTGCAGGTGGCCTGATTCGCTTGCATGGTAAGAGACTGGGTGACCAGCTTAACCAAGGCGGCGACCAGATCTTCTGGGGGCTGGCACCCGGCCATATAATTACGCGGCGGGCGACCACCTTCAAATTCCATGGTGAGGAAACGCGGGAGCAAGCCTTCCGATATATGCGCCGCGGAGATGCCATCGTAGAATGCCTCCGGAGTAGATTCCCCAAGGATGGTCAGGGACGGGCTTCGCACCATCTTGGTATTCTTTTCACTGTCCGCGTAAACGGAGGAGCGGAGAACCGAGGCGCTACCGGACTTGGCGTACAGGTCGAGGAGAACCTTCTTTAGCATCACGGTGGCGCTGTTTGCCTGTGGAGAGGACAGTTGCTGTAGGGTGAGGCCGAATTCCCCGAGCACCGAAACAAAGCAGGGGTGACTATCCAGTTGCTTAATAAGCGCCTGCCCCGAGGCGAACGCGGCAGGGCCAATAAATTGATCCACCATTGGCACTTGTGTTCGAATACTAGCTATTAGGGATTCAATGCCTTGCATCGCGCCTTCTTTTCCGGTACCGGTCTTGGCGAGGAGGAGAAGATATTGATTCAACCCGGTGCCGGAGATGTTATAAGCGCGCCCTACAATACCGGCTACAAAGGCAATGGCACCCGCGAGGGCGATTTCCGGGACGGGGCGGATGGAATGGCTAAGGATGAACTCGGCCACCTCTCCAACTAACCCTTTCGGAAAGTCTCGCGGGCGGTCAGGCGCTGCCGGTGGGGAGGAAAGCCCGGTCGTTAAGTCTTCGGCCGCCTTGCGCACCGCGCCAAAGTCCACCTCGGGTGGCTGGTTGGCGCGAATACGCTTGATGGCGTAGTTCAGATAAGTATCATTCTTGGTGGCTTTATCTCGCTTGCCGAGACCGGAGTATCGGAATAGGCGTTTAACTTGCTCATTGTTCTGAGAATAAAAAGCGAGGATGGAAAGGAGGGCGAGGTCGGCTTCGGATTGGGAGGGGTAACCGCTCCATTCCCCGGTGCAAAGGGAATTAAACTTGTGGGCATTGTTGGCGCGCATGGCCATGGCGCAGACATCGGCATCAGAAAGGGTCTCCTCCGCATCGGTGGGCAAGGCGCTGGTGACGGTCTTTTTGATCTCAGTGAACAGCTGGGTAAGAAGGGGCTGGCAATTATTAATAGGCAAGGCTTTTACCACCGCGCCAGTGAAGATCATAAAGCGCCCGGTGAAATAGACCTCTACCTTATCCCGGCGCGCGCCTTCCGGTATCTCTCCGCGGCAGACAATGTGATATCCTTTTCCGGATTGGCTGAACTCGGTGTAGGTCTCAAAGGCATCCAGAATTTTCTGATGGCGGTCCGCATCCACTTCATTGCGCGGCTGATCCAGGTCGATGATGGCATAGGGGTCCTCACTGGTCAGAACAAAACCGATATGCTGGGTGCCAGCAAGGCAAGCCTCTTCAAAGGTTCCCCACGTGCTGCGATCGGTGACTGAGGCGGGCGATTGGTCTTTCGGGTTAAGGGGGCGTTTGTCAGCATTGGCACAAACCCATTGCGGGAGGAGGCGAAGCTCTTCCGGGATATGTTCGCGTGCCATGAGGTCAGACCTTTAGCCGGGATTGGGAAAGGTGCTCGTACAGCGTTTGCACCGCATTGACCGAGGGGTCCTCAATTAATCCCGATTTGAACTTCTGCAACCAGTAAAGGGAAAGCCCGGTCTCCTGACTTAGTTTGGACAAGGGCTTTTCGGTAGTGGTGAGCAGCGTGATAGTACGCTGCATTAGGGTGCCGGCGTTTTCCATGTGATACCTCCTGCAATGATTATATAGGAAAATTTTCCTGGAAAATAGTCTTGGACTATTTTCCTAATGCTGGTATATAATAGGGCCACCTTAACCAAGAACGGAGAACGCGATGCGTATGTGGATGGTGGACCCGGCGATTATGTGCCGTAAGCATTTACTGGGCGAACATGTGGAGACTCATATGTTCTACGGTTCTATGAACAAAGGCATTAACCTGGATGGCTATATAGCTAATAACTTGCTGGAGGCCGATTCCTTGGCTGCTCGGCACGAAGCTTTGGCAAAGGAAATGGTGCGGCGCGGATATCGCCACCATAGCCCCATGCTGCCGGAAAACGTTCAAACGATTCTGGAATACTACCCGAAGCGGGTTTTGGCTTCGACGGTGGATGTAGCGGCTTCCTTGGAAGATTTGCTGGCACGCTGCCCCGATTGCCGCAGGTTCCATAAAAGCGTGACCTCGGGCGAATTGTTGGTATAATAAGGCATCGTTTAACAAAGCACAGGAGAACATGATGGAAGAAAAAATCATCGCCCGGGTTCGTAAGATGCTGGCGCTTGCCAAGGATGCCGCGGCGACCGAAGGGGAACGGGATAACGCGCTGAGGATGGCCTACGCCACCCTCGCCAAGCATAACCTGTCCATGGCAGCGGTGGATGCGCCTGCCGCTGAGGATCGGCGCTCGGAAGTCACCACCATCCGCCACCGCATGTGGATGACCCATATCCACAATGCCGTCGCCAAACTGTTTTTCTGCCATCTCTTCATGACGAAGAAGGGTGCTTATATCGACCTTACCCTGATCGGGAAGGAATCCAATATCATCACCGCTAAGGATTTGGCGAATCATCTCTGCAATTCCATCCTGAAAGAAAACAAGCGGCGGAATTTTTCCCAGACGGAGCTCGCCTCCTTTAATAAGGGCGCGGCGCATCGCATCACCGAACGCTGCGAACAACTGCGTCGGGAAGCTGAAGCCTCTACTGAAACGGCTTCAGGAACCTCTTTGGTGCTGGCCTCCCTATACCAGCGGGAATCGGTCGCCAATGAAGATTACATCCGCGACGTAATGAAGCTTACCCTGCACCAGACCAAGGCGCGGCGCAGTACCATTCGTTCCGATGCCTATGCCGCTGGACGTACCTATGGCGATTCGCTTAACCTGAATCGCTCCATTACCGGAAGCAAGGCTTCCACTACCAACCTGATCGGAGGATAAGATGTCCAAGACCAATAACCTCATCGCCGGGCTTATCAAGTCCGGCTATGTCGAGCAACCGGGGCGTAGCCGTAAGTATCGTACCTTCTTCAAGGAGGGGGTGCGGTTCCCGTATCTCTTTGTCGGTAAGAGCGGTGCTCTGCGTGCTTGCGAAACCGCCAGCTCCTCGTGCAGCATGGCGCTGACCGAACGCAGCAAGGAAGTGTTCATTGCGAAGGGGAAAGCAGAATGAAAGAAAAACACACACCCAGTCCGTGGAGCGTGGGCGGGGTATCCGGCCAAGAGATTTACGGCGGGGGCCGTCTTATCGCTAACGCATGGACCGATGCGAACGCCGCCCTGATCGCCGCCGCGCCTGATCTGTTGGCCGCGCTGGAACAATCGCTGATGGCGTTAATCGGGTATCAGCATCAAAACGAGATAACCAAAGCTGCACAGAATTCGGCCCGCGCCGCCATCGCCAAAGCCCGCGGCGAATCCTAACTTCACCCCGTAACCACCGCAAGGAGAATTTCCCAATGAAAAACCCGTTCATCGCTATGGCCCTCGCCGTCGCGGCAATGTCCTCTAAGTTTGCCGAACTCATGGCTAAAGGAACGCTCGCCGAGCCGGTCTTCCGCCACCGTTCCACCAACAAGTTCACGCCGGGACAGTCCGGTACCGGAAAGCGCGAAACCGCCCGCCGTCGCCGCCAGATGGAGTCCCGCGACGGCAATGTCATGGTAAAGGAAGAAGCATGAAACAACTGCGCCCGTTTGACCCGACAACCCACACCGACGATACACTCTACACCAACAACAGTAGTAAGACATTACGCCTACTTGGAGGCCCGAACGCGTATGGAAATTACGTCTTCCAGTGCGACGAAGACAAAGACTTCCTCATCCTGAACCCGGTAGACGTCTATCTCAAACCCCTCGGCTACGTCGAGGGCCGGCCCGTTTATGAAGGCGATGTTCTGTACTGGAATGACAACTCAACGCGCCCGGGTTTGGAGGAGCATATACGTGGCGTAGATGACAAGGGGCGCTTCTTAGGAATCACCACGAAGGGCGGCGAATTACTGTATTCAGGTGGAGATATTTCTGCTGAGTGCCTGACCTGGACCAAGCCCAAAATCAAAGTGAAGAAGGAGGGGTGGATCAACATCTACCAACGCGACCTTGACGGCTTCCTAGCGGAAACATCGCTTTGGATTAGGACTACAAAAAATGAAGCACTAAAAGATAAGCGCCCCGGCGCGCTCGACACCATCCGCATCGAGTGGGAAGAGGAATCTTTTCCATGACCTTCCGTGACAAAGTATTAGACGCTCTAGCCGCCGCTCCGGGGTCCAATGTAGACGACCTCGGAGCAATTATCGGAATCTCCCGTTCGACTGCGCAACGTATCGTCCGGGATCTTTTTGCCGAGGGTAAGATCGCCCGCGAACGTGCCGGAACCTTCGAGCGTTACCGGTACTTCCTTATTGAAGTCAAAGCCGCATTCTCTTTCCGCGTCCCGCCGCCCAGTGCTTATTTGAAAGGAAAAGTGAAATGAACCTTTTTCGTCGTTGGTGTATCCATTACCTTCTTCCGAACATGGATTCCACCCATCAAGAATACGCCTATACCGCTTCCGGAGTTGGCCGGGTAATTCATGTCCTGGAAGCTCAAGGTTACGAGGTTGTCGAAGTCGTTGAACAAAAGAACGTCGGTGGAGGTTGGGAACCGGCATAAAGGTTCTAACAATTGCTTGCCCTAGTTGTCTCCTTCGAATAAAATAGGATCACTTAATAACGGAGAACTACCATGAACCAAGAAGAACTTTACGCCAAAATCGGCCTCTGGAACGAAGCGCAATCCCAGTTGAGCGCCCTCAAAGAACGGGAAATGAATCTGCGGAAGGAAATCTTTTCCGCGATATTCCCGACGCCCGCTGAAGGTACCAATACCTCCGAGCTCCCCGATGGCTGGAAGATTAAGGGGGTCTACAAGCTGAACTACTCCTTGGACGATGCTGCCCTTACCGTCGCTCTTAAAGAGCTGCGCAAGCATCGGGTCGCTGTCGACACCCTCGTTACCTACAAACCCTCTCTTTCTGTTTCCGAGTACAAGAAGCTGGATCCCAAGTGGAAACAGGTCTTGGCCTCGGCGGTAGAAGTCAAACCCGGCGCTCCGGCGCTGGACCTCATCGCACCAAAAAGTGTATAACAAGGAGAATCATGGCCATTAAAATCACCACCACCGCCCAAGCGGCGGCCTTACACGGGGTCAAGATCCTGACCTACGGTAAAGCCGGCATGGGCAAGACTACCCTGTGTGCTACCGCGCCGACGCCGATTATTCTATCGGCCGAGGCCGGTTTGCTTTCCCTTCGCGCCTACCAGATCCCGGTTATCGTTATTGATACCATCGAATCCTTGATGGAGGCTTTCCAATGGGCTACCGAATCCGCTGAAGCCAATCAGTTCGAAACCATCTGCCTGGATTCCATTTCGGAAATCGGGGAGGTGGTTTTGTCCAATGCCAAGCGGCAAACCAAAGATCCGCGGCAGGCGTATGGCGAGCTCATCGAGAAAATGGGTACTACCCTGCGTGCCTTCCGGGACATCTCCGGGAAGCATATCTACATGTCGGCAAAGCAGGAGTCCATCAAGGACGAAACTGCCGGTATTACCCAGTATGGCCCGAGCATGCCCGGAGCGAAACTGGGTGGGCAGATGCCTTACTTGTTCGACGAGGTATTTCGTCTCAATATCGGACGTACCCCGGAAGGGGCGGAGTACCGCTACCTCCAGACGCGTCCGGATTTCCAGAGCGAAGCAAAAGATCGCTCTGGTTGCCTGGATGCCATGGAACAACCTGACCTCACGGTCGTCATCAACAAAATCCTTAACCTGAAATAGGAGAACCAAGAATGGCACAACTTAACTTCAATGCCGCCACCGTCGAACCGCAACAGTCTTTCGAGCCAGTCCCCGAAGGCTGGTACACAGTCATGGCAGTGGCTTCGGAAATGAAGCCCACAAAGGACGGCAATAATGCCTACCTCGAGATGACTCTGAAGATCGTCGAACCGCAAGCGTTCGCCAATCGGCAGCTGTTCTACCGTCTGAACATCAAAAACAGCAACCCGGTGGCGCAAGAGATCGCCTACAAGCAGCTCTCGGCCATTTGCCACGCCGTTGGTATCATCCAGGTGGCGGATAGCCAGCAGCTCCATGGCCTGCCCTTCAAGGTGCGCGTCACCATCAAGAAGGATGACTCCGGCAAGTATGATCCATCGAACGAGATCAAGGCCATTAAGGGGGTCAACGAAGGTGCTGCAGCACCGGCATTTGTCCCGCAAGCGACCCCTCCCGCGGCTCCGGCCTTTGCCCAGCAATCCCCGGCTCCGACACCGCAAGCCGCTGGCGCGGTCCCGCCTTGGATGCAGCCTAAGGCGTAGTAGCACCTTCGGCGGAAACTGACCGCAATAACAAATGGTGGCAGCCCGGAAAGACGGGCACCTTTCCTTTTAGGAACATCATGGTTACCCTAGCCACACAGACACTAGCGGCGATTGAATCCGCTATTCAAAAAGACGGCGGAGCTCTGTTCCGTACTTTGGAACGGGAAGAATTCGCCAAGCTCGAAGATGCCTTCTCCTCGAAAGAAGAATCTTTCCGCACCCACCTCGGAGCCTCTTTGATCGGTCGCCCCTGTGCGCGAGAATTGTGGTATAACTTTCATTGGGCAACGAAGCCTGACTTCTCACCGCGCTTGCTGCGCCTCTTTAACCGCGGGCATCTGGAAGAAGCGCGCTTTATCGCGTTATTACGGATGGTCTGCACAAAGGTTTGGACCCAGACGGAAGACGGAAACCAGTTTCGTATTCATGGGGGCGATGGGCATTTCGGTGGGTCTCTGGATGCTGTCATTGAAGGGTGCCCGGATTACCCGCAAACTCCGATTCTTGGAGAATTCAAGACCCATAACAATAAGTCCTTCGTGAACTTAAAGGAGGAAGGTGTACAGCGCGCCAAATGGGAACACTATGTTCAGCAGAATATTTATATGGCGGGATACCAGCTCCCCGCCTCTCTTTACCTGGCAGTAAACAAAGATACCGATGAGCTGTACGGAGAAATAGTTCTCTTTAATGCCGAAGTATCCTCCCGCTATCACGCTCGGGCCAAAGGAATCATCGATTCTCCGGAACCAGTAGATCGGATCAATAGTAACCCCTCTTGGTATCAATGCAAATTTTGTGACCACCAGAAGCTCTGCCATGACTTTGCTTACCCCGAAGTTAATTGCCGTACCTGTACCCATTCCACCCCGGTATCCGGAGGATGGCATTGCGAACTAAAGAACTTCCAGATACCAAAAAATTGCTCTGCCTGCCCAGATCATCTCTATAATCCAACAATGCTGAATAAGATTGAAGTCCTCTCCGCCGACGCCGGAAAAAATCAGATGCTCTATAAACGTGCTGATGGTACAAAAATCTTGGCCGGAACTGGTGCCGCTAGTAGTCAGGAGCTCCGCGGGGTATGAAGCTCTACCCATATCAGGAAGCCGCAGTGAATTCCCTGTGGGAATACTTTGCCATATCCACAGGGAATCCAATCATTGCCCTTCCGACTGGAAGTGGTAAGAGTCTAATCATTGCCGAGTTTCTCCGTCGCGCATATTCGTTGTACGCTGATCAACGCGTTTTAATGCTGACTCACGTTAAGGAACTTATCGCACAAAACTTTGCGCGACTACTGCAGCTCTGGCCGACCGCCCCCGCGGGAATATATTCAGCCGGGCTGAATCGGAAAGACCTGCATCACTCCATTCTCTATTGTGGGATAGCCAGTATCGCCAAGCATGCTGCTACCTTGGGAAAAGTAGACCTTGTCCTCGTCGATGAATGCCATCTGGTCAGTCCAAGGTCTGAAGCTCAATATTTCACCTTCTTGGAAACATTGCGCGCAGCTAATCCGCATTTGAAGGTTATTGGTTTGTCGGCGACGCCATACCGGCTTGGACTTGGGCACTTGATGGAGGGTGGGCTTTTTACTGATGTCTGCTTCGACTTGACGGGGCGGGAAGCCTTTAACAATCTGGTAAATGAAGGCTATCTGGCACCGCTAGTAACCAAAAGAACGTATCAGGAAATAGATACTTCTGAAATACACCTCCGTGGTGGAGAATTTGTACAGCAGGAATTACAGTTGGTCATCGATAAGGAGAACATTACAGAGGCCGCGGTAAAAGAGATTCTTTACTATGGCGCGGATCGAAAGCATTGGTTGATTTTTGCCGCCGGAGTAGAACATGCCAAACATGTTGCTGACTGCCTTAGCCTTAATGGAATTTCCGCAGCCTCCGTTCATTCTCTCCTTTCGGACGAGGATCGTGATTCCATTCTGCGAGACTTCAAAAGCGGGAAGATACGCGCCGTAGTAAACAACAATATTCTAACCACCGGATTCGACTTTCCCGGGATAGACCTAATCGGGGTTCTTCGGCCAACCGCCTCCGCGGTCCTCTGGATACAGATGCTAGGAAGGGGAACTCGCCCTGCCCCAGAAAAGAAGGATTGCCTTGTTCTAGACTTTGCCGGGAATACTCGCCGCCTCGGGCCTATAAACGACCCCGTATTACCTCGCCGGAAAGGGGAAAAATCGCCCGGACAAGCCCCAGTCAAGGTGTGTGAGGCCTGTCTTACCTATAACCATGCCAGCGCCCGTGTATGCGCGCATTGCGGGGCGGAATTCCCGCGGCAACTTAACCTCTCCACCACGGCCTATACTGAAGAAGTCATGGCCAAGAGCGAACCAAGTATCCAACCTTTTAAGGTGGACAAAGTAACTTATACCAAACACACCAAACCTGGACGCATGCCGTCCATGCAAGTAAGTTATTATTGCGGCCTACGCCTTTTCCGGGAATGGGTCTGTTTTGAGCATGCCGGCTTTGCCCGCAAGAAGTCACACGATTGGTGGCGTTTCAGAAGCTCGTTGGAACCACCGCATACCATAGACGAGGCTATCGAAATGGCAGAAGCTCTTCCTACCCCGAAGAGCATTCAGGTTTGGATCAATACTAAATACCCGGAGGTTCTTGGTTATGAATTTCAAAACTTTGCCACGGTTTGAACAAGCGCGAGCAGTTCACGAGAGGCTTATTATTACCGGGGCGGTTTCCACATGCCTTAACTGCAAAGAATTCTCAGCTGACGAAACGCTTTGCACCCGCTACGGCATCCAACCGCCCGCTGAGATTATTGTTTACGGCTGCCCGGAATGGGACGATATTCCTTTTTAACTACGGAGATCTAAATGCAGAATAATCAACCCCCAGAAAAGCAGGTCCACACTTCTGGGTACTACCTGGACGTTCAAGGGGTCTTTCATACTCTACAAGGGGAAGGACCTTTCGCTGGATGCCCGGCGGTATTCATTCGCCTTGCCGGGTGCAATCTGCAATGCCCGGGATGCGATACGGACTATACCTCGGCCCGCGGAATTATTCCGCTGCCTCAGATTCTTCTGGCAGTTAAGCAGGCGCATGGAAATGCTCCGACCAAGCTGGTTGTCATTACTGGAGGGGAGCCATTCCGTCAGCAGCTTCTTCCACTAGTTCAATTTTTGCTTAATTATAAATATCGAGTACAGATCGAAACGAATGGGACACTCTATCAGGACCTGCCCTATGGGGCTATCACGGTGGTATGCAGCCCGAAGACCGGATCTATTAATCGCTTGCTGGTTCCACACCTGTCGGCGCTAAAATACGTCGTAGATGCCGATAACGTGGCGGATGACGGTTACCCAATACGTGCCCTTCATCATGGAACCGGGGTTCTCGCGCGGCCTCCGCGAAACTTCCCCGGCAAGATTTATATGCAGCCTTTCGATTGTGGGGATACCGCGGATAACTTGCGGCATCAAAAGGCGGCCATACAGAGTTGCTTTACCACTGGGGCACGGTATTGCCACCAGCTTCATAAACTTATTGGATTGGAGTAACAAAATGACTGCCAAAGCTCTAGTGATTCTTTCCGGTGGGCAAGATTCAACCACTTGCCTTTTCTGGGCGAAAACCATTTACGATGAAATTCATGCCATCACCTTTGATTATGGGCAGCGCCATCGGATCGAGATTGATTCTGCGATCCGGGTTGCTAGTATGGCCGACGTGGCTTCTCACGAGATCGTGGCAGTTCCGAATTGTCTTATTTCCATGAGTCCGCTGACTAGCGCGAATGCTTTGGAGAAGTATGAAAATCCGGAGCAGATGGAAAAGGTGATCGGGGCACGTCGGGAGCTCACCTTCGTCCCGATGCGCAATGCCCTTTTCCTCACCATCGCCGCCAACCGTGCCGAAGCCAGAGGTATTACTGATCTGGTTACCGGTGTCTGTCAGATGGACAACGCCAACTATGATGATTGCCGGCGTATCTTTATCAACGCAACGGAGGACTACATTAACTATGCCCTCGGCCACGACCATCGGGGAACCCCGCGCATTAACCTGGTTACTCCGTTGATGCACCTCTCAAAAGAAGGAACTGTGCAACTGGCTACCCAATTGCCGGGATGCTGGCAGGCATTGGCCTATACCCATACCAGCTATGACGGGAAGTATCCACCCACCGATATGAATCATGCCAATGTCTTGCGCGCTGATGGATTTGCCAAGGCCGGGCTCCCGGACCCCTTGGTTTTGCGTGCCGTAGCGGAAGGACTTATGCCTTTCCCCGATACCCCGAACTACCAAAACATTCAACTTCCTTTGGCAGGTATTTGATCATGCCCTTCATTAGTACAAAGACCTATGGTCACGAGCGAGGATATGCCGTCGCCTATCGCCAATGGAGGGCCGATAGCCATTGTAAATACCTTCATGGGTATTCTCTGGCTTTCTTTTTCGAGTTCGAAGCCGAAGATCTGGATGCCCGTAACTGGGTAGTCGACTTCGGCAGTTTGAAATCCTTCCGGGATAAATTGGACGAATGGTTTGACCACAAGGTCCTGGTGGCCGAAGATGATCCGGAATTTGGCACTTTTGAACATCTCCAGCAAATCGGGCTGTTGAAAATGACCGTGGTTGCCAGAACCGGATGCGAAGGTCTTTCCGAATTCCTTTTCCAATATCTGGACGAAATCTGGCTTCCGGAGAATGGTTATTCCCCACGGTGTAAAGTACGTAAAGTAGAAGTACGCGAAACTCCTTCCAACTCTGCCATGTATATGAGGCCAGGACTATGAACAAGATAAAAGTATCGCATTTCATGATAGAGTCCATGGTGCGGCATATTGCCTCCACCCTTCGCACCCATGCACTCTACGAAACTGAGAAGCCAATTCGCGTTTACGGTATCCCGCGTGGTGGGGTTTCCGTGGCCTATCTGCTTAGTAAATATACTGGCATCCTATTGGCAGAGACTCCGAATGATGCCGATATCTTTGTGGATGACATCTCTGATTCTGGAGATACCGCGCGCGAATGGACCCTTCGCCACGGGAAGCCCGTTATCGCCCTCGTTGATAGAAGCCAGCGCGATTCTCCTTATAACGGAAAAGCCGCCAAAGACCTGTTGGATGCTGGTTGGCTGGTATTTCCTTGGGAATCCAGCGACGAGAAAGACGAAGGTATTGAAGGAAACATCAAACGGCTTCTTCAATATATTGGGGAAAATCCGGAACGTGGAGGGCTCCTGGAAACCCCGCATCGCGTGGCAAAAGCGTGGGAGCACTGGACCTCGGGCTATCGTAAGGATCCAGCCTCCATTTTGAAAGTATTCGAGGACGGTGCGGACGGGTGTGATGAAATGGTCCTGGTTAAGGATATTCCGTTCTATACCCACTGTGAACATCATATGGCGCCATTTTTTGGTACAGCTTCCGTGGCATACATCCCGAATAATGCTATAGTAGGGTTATCCAAGATTTCCCGGGTAGTGGATATGTTTGCCAGACGCCTTCAAGTACAAGAACGGCTGACCAATCAGATTGCCGATGCACTGGCGGATAACCTTCACCCGAAGGGTGTCGGAGTAGTCATTAAAGCGCGGCACCTGTGTATGGAATCACGTGGGATTTGCCAACAGGGGCATCAAACGGTCACCTCTGCCCTGCGCGGGGTATTAAAAGATAAACCCGAAGCTCGGGCAGAATTCATGGCTTTGATTAACAAATAAGGAGAATCAAGAATGTATGCTATATACCTTTTCGAAAAAGACGGCAGCCGTGTTTGGCAATGTAGTGCGGATTCTTCGGAAAATGCCCTCATGGCATTGGAAACGCTGCGCGACCATTTTCCTGCTAGCGATTTTCGGTTGGTATGAGACTTTACTGTGCTGGGATCTATACGGCTAATTTCGATATTGGTGGATCGCTTTATTTGCGGCTCACCGATGTCGAAAAGCGGCAGCGGGAAGGGGTAGATAACCTTCTGGAATCGTATCACTATATCCACAGGGATTCCTTTGTCCGGAAGATCCGAAAAGACAAGCGGAAGGTTTTTCTTGACTCAGGGGCATTCTCCGCCTTTACGCAGGGAATCAATGTGGATCTTCCGGCGTATTGTAACTACATTAAAAAGAATCGCGATATTATTGAAGAAGTGGACGGCGATCTTTTGGCTTCCGTTCTAGACGGCATCGGTGATCCGTTAAAGACCTGGCAAAATCAGCAGGCGATGGAATCTCTCGGGGTACGTCCGCTTCCCTGCTTCCACTATGGGGAAGATGAACGCTACCTTGAAGAATATATTAAAAACTATACCTACATTACCATCGGCGGTATGGTTCCTATCTCAACCCCACAACTATACCTTTGGCTGGATCGGATATGGGATAAATATCTTACCGACGGTTCTGGCCGGCCGCGCCTTAAAGTACACGGATTCGGCTTAACCACCGTCGGGCTCATGGAGCGATACCCATGGTATAGCGTGGACTCCAGCTCTTGGGTACAGATTGCGCGAACCGGTGGCGTGATGCTTCCACGCGGTAAGGTCGTTTCCGTTTCATCCCGCAGTCCGTCGCGCAAAGTCGCCGGACAACATCTGGATACCCTACCGGAAGAATTATCTGCCCCGATAATCGCGGAACTTGAATCTTATGGGGTCGATGTCCAACGCGCCCGGGATAACTACCTCGCTCGCTGGACATTTAATATGTGGTCCTTTAATGAAATGGGGAAGAGAATTAACGACCACGCCTTTAAGGCAGATCAACCGCTTTTGTTCTGAGCATGATAGAAGAACTCCGCTTTGTTCAGGGTGCCGTAGCTCGTAAAGACTTTACCCCGGCACTTACCCATTTCCATATCAAGGACGGGCGTATTCAGGGCTACAACGGGCTTCTGGCCCTAAGTTGCCCGATTGCCCTTGATATCGACGTCACCCCGCAGGCGGCGCAATTAGTTAAGGCCATCCGCGGGTGTAACGACACCGTCGCCTTATCCATGACTTCCGGGAAAAGGTTGGCGGTTAAGTCCGGACGCTTCAAAGCCTTTGTGGACTGCTTTGAAGGCGGGTTCCCAGAAATCACCCCAACCGGAGTACGGATGGAACTTCCAGAAGATTTCATGGAGGCATTAAAGGTCCTTGAACCGTTTGTAGCGGACGACGCCTCCCGCCAATGGGCAAGAGGAGTTCTTTTTCGCGGAAGCTCGGCCTATGCCACTAACAATATCGTTCTGGTCGAATACTGGATGGGAAGTGCCTTCCCAAAGGAGATGAATATTCCGCGAGAAGCTATTCGAGAGCTTTTACGTATCGGCGAAGCTCCCATTGCCTTACTAGCAGACGAGACCGCGGTTACTTTTCTTTATAAGAACGAACGTTGGATGCGTACCCAGCTCTATACAACACAGTGGCCAGACGTATCCACAATTCTAGATCAACCAACGCAGTTATCGCCTCCGACCCTTACCGCGAAAGACGTTGAAGAGCTGCTTCCTTTTGTAGAGGATACGGGGAGGGTCTACTTCCTTGAGGACACGCTCACTACCTCTTTGGCGGATGGGGTTGGCGCGCGCCTCGAAGTTCCAGGAGTACTTAGCGGCCCAATCTTCAACGCCGAGATGCTGATAATGACCCTACAGCAAGCGTCCATGGTGGATTTTACCCGTTATCCAAAACCTTGTTTGTTCACTGGGCCTAATTTGCGTGGTGCTTTAATTGGGATGCGCGCGTGAGAAACGATGCTGTTGGGATGTTTTGGGAGGATAGCCAAGTCGATAGTACGCGTGGGCAGATAATCCGTCCGCAACCGCCAATCCCTGAAAATGGGTGGAAAGCGCCAAAGGAGTTTCCTCGCTTGGATAGCGCCCGTGTGCTGGCCCTAGACACGGAAACCTATGACCCGGAGCTCCTTACCAACGGTCCGGGGTGGGCGCGTGGTAAGGGGCATATCGTCGGCGTTTCCTTGGCGGTTCCGGATGGGCACTCCTGGTATTTTCCAGTACGGCACACCATCCAGCCGGAAACCAATATGGACCCGGAAAAGGTCTTCCGTTGGTTGCGAGACGTCTTGGGAACACCTACACCAAAGGTTGGGGCAAATCTTCTTTATGATATTGGATGGCTCTCTGAGGAAAAAGTCTCCGTCAAAGGGGGTCTTTACGACGTACAATTTGCTGAGGCTCTTTTAGCGGAGGGATCAGACGTTACCCTAAACTCCTTAGCTAAGCTATACCTCGGGATTGGGAAGGTAACTGAAGAGGTTTATCAATGGTGCTCCGACTTCTATGGCGGGTCGCTTACTGATCAGCGAAAAAACTTATGGCGCGCACCGCCTTGTCTGGTCGGCCCATACGCCTGCGGAGATGCCGCCCTTCCTTTGGCTATTCTGGCAAAGCAATGGCCAAAACTGGAAGCTGAAGGGTTACTTCCGCTCTTTCAGATGGAAAATGATCTTATCCCATTATTAGTCGCTATGCGCCGGGAAGGGGTTAGCGTCAGCATCCCGAAAGCCGAAAAACTGCGCGATTCTTTGGCGACCCGGGCGGAAGAAGTTACACGGCGCTTACATGGCGCAGTTGGCTTTGAAGTGAATGTAAACGCCGCGGATAGCCTCGCCAAGGCCTTTGACCATATCGGCATCCCGTATGGAAAGACCAAGAAAGGGAAGCCAAGCTTCACTAAAGATTTTCTGAACGAGGTGGAGCACCCAGTTGCTAAACTGATCGTCGATATCCGTAAGCTCGATAAACTACGCGGAACCTTTGTGGAGAGCTACATCCTTAATTCGCATGTTAATGGAAAAGTCTACGGGCAGTTTCATACCATGCGGGGGCAAGACGGCGGAACGCGCAGCGGCCGGTTAAGTAGTTCTACTCCTAACCTGCAGAACCTTCCATCGCGCGACGAAGAACTTGCCCCGTTGGTACGCGGAATCTTTATTCCGGATTCTGGACACCACCAATGGGTAAAGATTGACTATAGCCAAATTGAATATCGTTTTATGATTCATTACGCCATTGGTTCTGGTGCGGAAGAAGCTCGGGCGCAGTTCAATAATAACCCGGATACGGATTATCATGAATGGACACTAGATCTGGTTGCCCCGGTAGTAGGGTGGGATGTTTCAACTAAGGAACTACGAAAGCCTAGAAGGAAGCCAATCAAGAATATTAACTTCGGTCTCATCTACGGTATGGGAATTCCAAAACTAACCAGAAGCCTTGGCCTATCCGCCGCGGAAGGAAAGAAGTTGTTTGCCGCATACCATCAAGGTATCCCCTTCGCCAAACCTACTATGGATGCTGCCATGGAAGAGGCCCAGCAGATAGGGACCATAACCACAGTACTTGGGCGTAAATCCCGCTTTGACTTATGGGAGCCCGTCTCATGGGGAGAAGATACCGTCGCCCTTCCTTACGAAAAAGCCTTGCTATTGCATGGGAATATCCGCCGTGCCTATACCCACAAAGCGCTTAATCGCCGCTTACAAGGATCTGCCGCTGATCTCATGAAGATGGCCATGTGGAAATGTTGGAAAGACGGCGTTTTCGACCAGACGGGAGTTCCCCGGCTGACTGTTCACGATGAGCTTGATTTTAGCGATCCTGGTGGCAAGGAAGATTCTTTCAATGAAATGAAACATATTATGGAAACGGCGATTCCGCTGCGTATCCCGGTTAGGGCGGACGCTGAAGTTGGTACATCGTGGGGAGACACCAAAGCAATCGCTAGATTCTAATAAAAGTTGTTTTTATCCTTTTATCTGGTAGAATAAAGTCATCAATAACGGAGAATAAAAATGTCACTTGAATACACCGACATCCACGAAGACACCTTCACCGGCAAAGAAGTTCCGGTAATCGTCTATCTCGATTGGGAATCGCCCAAGCCCGCAACGTTGTTTTGCCAAGCCGAAGGTGGCCCGGAAGTTCTTGCGGTGGAATGCGAAGCCTTTCTTAGTGACAAAACTCGCGAGAAGTACGAAGAAAAGGCGTGTGACTGGGCTTGGCAATGCTACCACGACGGAGACCTGTGATGCGGCTCTTTTACCGTTTCCTTCTTTGGTGGTTGTATTTCGACCAAGCTATTCTGCGGAACCAGCTCGACTCCGATCTAGATAATCCATACCGCGCCTTGCTGACCGATCAACTGGAATATGACCAACAATTGATCGATTCCATCGAATTGAAACTCAACCTTCTGGAGACCTTGGCATGAGCTTCCGAAATCGTAACTGGGAATTGTTTGGTAGTCTTCTGGCTTCGTTCTGTATTATTGCTACCATCCTCGGCGGTATTTTCTGGATTGGTTATTCCGCCGGTTACGCCGCCGCTCCGGTCGCCCCCGAAGTCCGCTGCCCAGACCCTCAACACGGAGAACGGTTGCGTTCCATGACTAACAAAGAATGCTTCTATCTTCAAGGTTACGGTCGCGCCGTTCGTAAGGGAAAAGTGGTATGAGCCTTGAAGACGTGAGCATGTCAAAAACCCAACACTGCCCCGGCTGCGAACAGTCGGCGCGTGAGATTGAGCGTCTGCACGAAGAACTCGCTGACTGGCGCATTGAACACGCCCGAGTAGAGTCTCGCCTGTTTTCTGCCGAGGCTGAACTCGCCGCCCTGCAGCAGGGTGAGCCTGTAGCGTGGATGTACGCATTCATGATGCCGGAGGGCCTGAGCGAGGTTATCCCGCCTCTGATCGTAAGCAAGCGGTCCATAAACTGCCCAAAAGAATTCAAGGAGTTCCCGCTTTACCCGCACTCAACACCTCCCGGCTATCAGTTGGTGCCAATTGAACAGGGCGAGCAGTTCAAAAAACTGATCGACGCCGTAGAACAGAAGTTTCCAAACGAATCGCGCTTTGAAACTGCGCTTCGATACATCCGCGAATCAGCGGTCGAAAGAAAGCCTGTCGCCGCCGTTAAGGAGAAATAAATGATAACTATCAAACATATATATTCAGACGCAACTCTCTGCGAATTCGACGTAACGACGGTAAGAGAAGCGGCAGAAAAGGGTAAAGCCAATCTGGACGGAGCCAATCTGTACGGAGCCAATCTGAGCGGGGCCAATCTGAGCGGGGCCAATCTGGACGGAGCCA